TTTATACTAAATACATAAGCGGGAAACTAGCTATAAAAATAAAGGGGCAATCAGGATTGGATTCCCCTTTACAAAATGCGTTTTGGCAAAATAATATAACAATGTGGAATCCAACAAACGTAACTGCGGGTGTTTGGCTTGGTAGCGTTGGTGCTACTACAGGAACATTTTCAAGAGCATTACCAACAGCAACGGAAGTTTATACTTCAATAGTACGTTCAAGGTATGCTAATGTTGTAACTACTTTAAACCAAGTTTTAGGGTGTAGAAATACAGAAGCGATGTTTACAAGAGGTTCTTTATCTAGGCAAGGAGGTTTCTTTTTTTATGCAAGAGTAGGAATGGATGTTTGGACTAATGGAGGAAGATTTTTTACGGGTATGCACACGGCAACAACGGTAATTTCTGCTGATCCGTCTGCTTTAAATAATACTATGGGGTTTTGTGTAGATGCTGCTGACAACGGTGCAATCAGTTTTTTAACAAGGGGAACGGTAGCAACTAAAGCAACAACAGGATTTACAATAGTATCAAATAAGGGCTATGATTTATATATGTTTTGCGCTCCAAACACTAATCAAGTTACTTGGAGAATAAAAGATATAAATTTGAATACAGAAGCTAACGGAATAGCAACTTTAAATTTACCTATAAACACTACTTTATTTACAGCAGGAGTACTAGCAAGTAATGCTGCTTTGACTCCTGTAACTTCTGTACAATTAGGAATAAATAGAATTTATGTAGAAACTGATTATTAAATATAGAAAAATTTAAAATACATAAGTACATGGCACAAAATAAAGTTACAAAGCCTGGAGGATTAAGTTTAGATACCTCATTAGTTTCACAACCGGAAGGAACAACTAGATTTGTTCTTAATGGAGTTAACGAAACAAATGAAGGAGATTCTGGACACAGAGCTAATGAAGAAAGTAATGAAGCTTGTTATACTTTGCCTGCAGGATTTTCTCCTATTGGTGAAGTCTACATTGGTGGAGAAAACACTTTAATTTTTTTAGTATCTGCTATAGGTGATTCTGCTTTAGCAATAGCTGATAGAAACTGTAATCTTAATGTCATAGTTAATGATGCTGACCAAACTGATAAATTAGGTTTTAGGATTGACCATCAAATATCAGCTACTTTTAGATTAAGAAGAGGATGTGAAAGAGTTATTTATTGGGCAGACCCTAAACCTAGAAGCTTCATTATAGAAAAAGAAGAAAACTTTAAAGATGCATTAGGTAATTGGAATATAAGCAAATTTAGTTTATTTAAAACATATAATTCTATACCTAAATTTGATAAAGTAGAAGCTTTAAATAGTGGAGGAGTTTTAGTATCAGGTAGTTACAATATTTCTATACAATATTTAGATGAAGACCTGAATCCTACTGAGTTTATAACTAGTACTGAAGTGGTGCATATTTATAATGATAGCTATACAGGTCCTTATAAAGATATTAGAGGAAGCAATTCTCAAACTACACCTTTATACTTAAGTACAGATACTAACAAATCTATTAGGGTAGAAGTATCAGAATTAGATTTAGACTTTCCTTTTTACAGACTGGCTTTTACTGAATCCAATAATGGGAGTGGGCAAGTTAGTGATACAAAATACACTGCTGAAATATCTACTAGAAATCCAGTTTTTGTTTATACAGGAGCTAATTTTGAAAGTTCAGGTACCCAACAAGATGTTATTGTATTTAATAATATTATTGAGTCTGCAGAACATGTAGAACAAATAGAAAACAAATTAATACTATCTAATGTAAAAGGTAAGCAAATCAATTATTGTGCTTTACAAAGGTACGCAAGTAGAATTAAAGCTGATTGTATACTTTCTACAGTTTCTCTTAATGCTCTAAATAAAACAAACCCTAAACATGCTGATACAAACATCAATGGTGTAGCTTATACTCCAGGTGAAATACATTCTTTTGGGATAGTTTATATATTTGAGGACATGACTGTAAGTCCTGTTTGTCATATACCGGGGAGAAGCTCTTTACTATCAGTAGGAACAACTTTTCTGCCCAATGAAGAAGGTAAAACGTATTATCCTATGAGTGGTAATAACTCTTCTTCTTCAACTAGGTATATTGATAATGACACCTGTGACAATTTAGGCTACTGGGGAGTGGATAGTGAAGGTACAGTTTTAAAAGATAAGCTAGTAAGGCATCATAGATTTCCTTTAAGAAGTGAAATTAATAAACCTTTATTCACTGAAGTACTAGCAAGTGAAAGTTCTACTGAATTTCATACATTAAGAATAAGAGTAAATGGAAACATTAGTTTTCCTGCTCCTTGTGTAACGGACACAGCAGACCCTGCTTATGATCCTAATTGTGTTACTGCTGATTTTATTGAATATTTAATTGAGTACATAGCTAACGGTACAACTTATTATGCTAGTAAAACTATTGAGTACACCAATTGGGATGACCTTTCAACTCCAGGACAAGAAGTGTATTTAGACCCTATTCTTACGGGAGGGGTTATTACTATAGTTTCTATTAAAGAAGATGGTGTGGTACTAACTGCAGGACAACCTTCTCCTTCCACAGGTCTTACTTATGTTATAGATGATGTTCCTTATATAGCTGAAACTGAAGGTAAATTATTTTATTCTGAAGTAATGAATATTGAATTTTCTAATGTAGAAATGCCAAGTTTAGCTGATACAGGTGGGGAAAAAATAGTAGGGTATTACATAGTTAGAAATGAAAGAACTGAGAATGAAAAAACTATTTTAGATAGTGGGGTACTTACCTCTACTATGCAAAATGAACATTTTGTATCACATGGCCTATTAATGCCAGACTTTGCAAATGCTTCAACTACTAAAATTAAAAAAGATTTCTTAAGTATTATTAATCCTGAATTTAAATTTAATAATAAAACTTACACTGAAGTAGATGAAATTATAAAAGAAGGAGAGTATGTACACTCAAGTATTGGTAGTTTATACAGTAATTTTTTAGTGCAAGATGTATTAGATGGAACATCCTATGATGGTAAAAGACATAGAGGTTCTGAGAAAGATAATGACGGTTTTGATTTAAGAGTAAGAACCAAAGATAATATTCTTGCGTATAACACTGCACATAAGCCTTTGTTTGTAAAAACAGATATTAAAGAAATATTTTATTTAGATGCATTAACTTATAAAAATGTAGAAGATAGTTACAATATAGATAAAGATGTTTTTAATGTATCTTCAGATAATAAAATAGGTATATTATCTTTAAACTCTGACTTTAGTGACCCTATAATTAATACTTTACCTTATGTAATCTTTAAGAGAAACATAGCAGACCCTTACAGTAACTTTAGAACACTTCCTTACTATAAAGAAAGTAAGCACATGGTAAAGTTCCAAGAAGGAGTAATAAGTAAAACTAGAGTGGCCAATGGAGACAGCTATGTAACTTCTATGAAGTATGTGAACTCTCTGTTTTATGAAAATAGATTTAGACAAAGAAGAACTAAAGGAGGTTTTCTTAGTATTTTTGTAGGTGTACTTCTTGTAGCTGTAGGTGTAGCTGCTGCTATTTTTAGTGGTGGGACTAGTTTAGGATTAAGTTCTGTAGGCTTAGCATTGGTTGCGGGAGCCGGAGCTGCAGCTATTACAGGAGGAGCTTTACTTGCATCTTCAGGTATTAAACAAGCTAATTGGAATAAAACCTACAATGAGTTATATGACCAAGGTTTAAGAGAAACTATAGAGGATGACTTTTTAAATGATAATTTTAAAGCTGTTAATCCACCTGATGATGAAATCAGATGGTATGGAGAAGCTTTGACTAATTTATGGTTTGAGTCTAGTGTAAACATGTCTTTAAGGTATGGAGCCAATGTAGGTTCTATTCCTGACTTCATAGACTCCCCTGCTTTAGCTGAAACTGGAAATGGTAACAATGGTCCTGTTAAACCTGCAAATGAGTTAGACAGACACTTGTTGTCTAAACTAACTGTAGTAGACCAAGAGAGAGAAGGAGGTAGGACTTACCTATCTATTGCATTACCTGAAATTTATCAAGTAAACCTGGATTACTATAGAAGAAATAAACAGAAAATCTTTAACCACTTACCTTTAGAATATGACTGTTGTTCAGATTGTAGAGAAAGTTTTCCTCATAGAACACATTGGTCTGAAGACTCTTTTCAAGAAGAACTTACAGATAACTATAGAACTTTTCTTCCTAATAACTATAGAGATATAGAAGGAGAAACAGGTGCAATAACTGATGTATTTAGGGTTCAAAATAATCTTTACATACATACAGAAGAAGCTTTATGGCACTTACCTCAGATTCGTCAAGAAAGAATTACGGGGGATATATTATCTTTTCTAGGTACAGGTGAGTTTTTCTCTGTTCCACCAAGAAAAATAGTAGATGATAGTAATAGTTCTGCTGGAACTTCTCATAAGTGGGCGAGAATAAAAACTAAGTTTGGTGTAATATTTCCTTCACATAAAGAAAAGAAATGGTACATATTTGATGGTCAACAATTAAAAGCTTTTTCAGATACGTCTATGTCTAATTACTTTAAAGAAAATATGAACTTTAAAGTGAGTGAAGATTATTATGTAGACAATGGAATTGATTATCCTTTTAGCAACAACCCTTCTAACCCTATTGGAGTAGGGTACTTAGCTACCTATGACACTAAAAAAGAAAGAATAATTATTAGTAAAAAGGATTTTAAAATAACAACTGATTTGGGCACAGGGTATAAACTTTGTGACTCAGGAGATGGCACAGTTATTTTTAATGACTTTGAACAAATCATAACTGACAAAAAGGCTTTAAACTTTCAATACTTAGGAATAGAAAAATGTAAATTAAAGTTCTCAAAAACAATACTAGAGGATAAAATAGAATCCAGAATACAATTAGTAGAAAGAACTAGAGTTGATTCTGTAACTACATCAGAAATAGTAACTAGAAGTATTTTTGCTGAAGTAGATCATTTAGTTTTTAGATTTAAGATGCCACCAGGATTAACAGATTTAGATACTAACAGTAATTTAATATCTCCTTTTGCAAGTACAAGATTTGGGTGGAATTTACCTTCATCTCCTAATATTTATTTCTTTTGGGCTGGAGATAACAAAGGTAATGGTTACGAATCTATTCATATTGACGTGGGGCAACTAAAACGAGATTTCCCTAATGAAAATCTAATTACTTTTGAGTGCAGGTCTTACTGGCACACCAATAGTAACTTGGAAGGAGCTGCAGGAGGTAATGTTGAAATGGATGCTATTGCTTATAAAGGGGGAACTATAAGTAGTTCAAATTATGAATTTATAAATACAGGAGGAACATTAAGAGGTAATTATACATTTGCTCCAGTTTTTATTAATGGACCTGAAACAGGTGATGCTAGTCAAGCTCAAACTATGGGGGTTTTTACTTATAATATTCTTGAAGGAAAATTATCAGTGAATGGAGTAAGTGGAGGTGAAATTGCTAATCAAACTGTCACAGAAGAGGTATTTACTACTGTAAACACAACAGTTAATTACACAGAAGAGGTGGATACTTCTGTTACTACACAAGTTCCTTTAACTACTTTTAGTTATGTAGAAGGTACTCCAATAGTTCCAAGTACAATTAACAATAGCTGGACTTTGAGTTACTCTTTAAAAGAACAAAAGTGGATTAGCTGGCATAGTTACTTACCTAGTTTTTACTTTAGAGTACAAGAGAAGTTCTATGCTTGGAAGCAAGGAGGAGCTTCTATCTATAGATTTAATAGAAAGAATCACTACCAAACTTTCTTTGGTGTAAAGTATCCTTTTATTGTAGAGTATGTGGACACCTATGGTACTCAGACTGCTCTTTGTGATAACATTATGTTACAGACAGAAGCTAAACAATACAATGCTGAATACGAAGAATACTTTGATAAAAAGGATATTACTTTTAATAAAATTTTAGTTTATAATTCTCATCAAATTAGTGGGTTAAAAAATCTTATACCTAAGACAGCAGCTGATAATTACATTAATCAACAAGTAAAAAATTCTTTATATGATATTGCTATCTCTAGGACAGAGAGGAATTGGAACATAAATGAATTTAGAGATATTAGAACAAATTATGAAATTCCAATGTTTAGTAAGAAACTATCTGATTTACAGTCTGACTATTTCGTAGATAAAACTGTAAATGCAAATGCAATTAACTACAATAAGGACTGGAGAGAGATGGAAAGTTTTAGAGATAAATTCTTGGTTGTTAGGCTAATATTTGATACTTTTGACAACACTAGATTGATTATGAATTTTTCAGTTCAAGATGAAAAGCCTTCTGAAAGATAAAGATTAACCTTTAATAAAGTTAAGTATTATGTTACAACCTAAAACTAGCAATAAACAACAAAGTAAACTAAAGCCTGCAGGTCCTACAACAACTCTAATAGGCCCTAAAAGATATTCTGATAAAGTTAAAGGAAAAGCAAAACTTGAAGATTATTTAGCTCCTGAACAAAGCAGACTTAAAAAAACTTCTGAAAGTGCTACTAAAGCAACTATGATTGGTGCAGCACTAGGTAAAATCCCTTTTGCAGAAACAGTCTATGACATATATAATACAGGTAAAGCTTTGGTAGATGGGGATGTTATGGGATTAGCTAGTAATTTTATTGGCTCTCTTTTACCCAATGTATCAGGTAAAACTATTGAAGCTATTGCTGAAGAATATTTACCTAAAACTACAGACCTTCAAAAAGAGCAGTTTAAAAGAGCCCTTAGTGGTAGTCCTGATGAACATAATAAATATTTAAAAAAATATGGAGCAGGCTATTTAAGCAATGCTAAATTTATAAAAGATATAATTAACCCTGATATGAAACAAAAAACAGTAAGAAAGTACGGAAAAGGTACAGGAACAGCGGGTGTAACTGCCCCTACTATTGACCCTCCTATTGACCCAACTACAGGATTACCACTTGTTATAGGAGGTAATCCTGTAACTGCAGGAGCATATAATACTAAACCTATAGTGAGGTATCAGCCTGGAGTTACTGATGGAGCTACTGGTGATTCTGGATTTTATCTTTATAGTAGAAATACAGATGCCAAAGGTTTTAATATAGCAAATGATAGAGAGTTTGTAAAAGATAGTAACTTCTTAGATATACAACAAACTCCTCAATGGGCACAGTATTCAGCAAATCAAAAAAAGTTTGCTAATGGTACTGGCACAAGTGGAGTTAATACTAAGAATTATATGCAAACTCCTGCTGAAGCTTTAGCTGACAATGATATTATGTTTGCAAAGGCTGAAGCTGATGCTGCTGATAACCCTTGGGCAATGGGTACTCTATTAGGTGGACAACTTTTATCTAGTATGGCACCGGGCATGGCCGGCATGTTTAACAAAGAACAAGTACCTATGGCAGCTATGGGAATGGGAGATGCTGAAGGTCAAATTGAAGCAGAAGGTGGTGAGATGATAGAAGCTCCAGGTGGAGAAGCTACTGAATTAAAAGGACCTAAACATACTCAAGGTGGAATTGATTTAAATGTTCCTGATGGGACTAAGATATACTCTGACCAACTTAAAGGTGCTGATGGTAAAACAATGGCAGATAGAAAGAAAGCTAGAGAAAAAAAAGAACTTAAACTTGATGAACTTCTTGCAGCCAACAAAGGAGATAAAGCCATAGCCAATTCTCATACTAGAATGAAAATGGCTATTGAAAATGAAGAGCAAAACGATTTGCAGATGCAAGAGATGGCCAATCAGTTTAACCAAATGCAAGAGTTTGCTATGGGGACAGGTAAGCAAGGAGTTAAGATGGCAGGAGGAACAGGTCCTTTAGGCTATTCAGATATTGAACAAGATGAAATGACTAATTCTTTAAATGCTTTTGCACAAACTCAAACCCCTACTCAATCTAATAATTTTATGAATAATTTTGGAGCGGGTGCGGTAGGAGTTCTTGCAGGAATGGAAAAAGATTATCAAGCTAATGGAAAAATGGCTTCATTATATACTGATGAAGCAGGAGCAGAAGCAAATGCAGGAATGGGCATGCAATTTACACCTGGAGATATTACAGGTTTACTAGGTAATGCAGTTTCTATGTTCTCTCCTATGAATAATACTTTGAAAAATAGAGCTTCTGATACTGCCAATATAAATCAGTATGCAAATTATGGAGATGAAGCTTTAGCTGCTAATGCAGAAGCTAAGAACATGTTGGCTGGAGAGAATGATAATAATAAGCAAAGAATAGTTACTCAAGCCAATGGTGCTAAAAGAAATTCTAGAAACAGTTCTAGAGGTGTTAACACTATGAGAGCAACAGACTTAGCTGTAGACTTGCAATCTAATGATTCTAATGCTAGTCTTTCTGACCAATATGCTAGACAAATGATGGCTATGCTAGGGCAAGAAAGTAATATGAAACTTAATATTGACCAAGTTAAGCAAGGTGGAGCTGCTTCAGCTGACTTAGCTAATAGACAAGACAAGGATGCTTTCTACAAACAACTAGGTCAAGATAAGGCTACTATGGGGCAAGGTCTTCAACAAACAGGTAAAGATTTGAATCAAGTTAAGCAGAATGAAACTATGATGAACATGGTAAATCAGATGAGTAAGTATTTCCAATTTGATAAGAATAACAAAATCATAGCTATTAATAAGAAAACTAAAAAGTAATGGGTAGATTCTACGAAACGTCACAACCTCATTTTATTGATAATAAAATGTATCAAGCACCTGCTGAACTTATGGCTAATGTTATTATGAACAAAGAAAAAGCTGTAGATGACACTATTGCAAGTGCTAATTCTTACTTAGAAAAACTTAAAGCTGAATCTTTAATACAAGATACTCCTGCTTTGCAGAAGAGAATTGCTGACTATGAAGGTAAGATAAGTGGTATTGTAGAAAACATACAAGCTAATCCTATGGAGTACAATAAGTACACAGGGGACATTACTAAACTTGGTAGAGATATTAGTGCTGATTGGACTACAGGTCCTATTGGAACTATGCAGAATAATAAAAAGAAAGCAGAAGCTGAAATACAAATATTAAATGACCATCTTAAGGCACATCCAGAAGATGCTAATTATGTAGCCATTAAGAAAAAAGAAATTTTCTCAGGCTATGAGAATGGATTAGGATATAATGATGCAACTAAACAATCTACTGGCACTCTTAAAGTAGATGGTACATACTATCATCCTGAATTTGATGACAAATTCTTAGCTCAAATGAAAGCTAAAGGTAAAAAAGTTGAAAGAGATAGTGTATCAGGAGCTTGGATTAACACTAGTTCTGATGATAATAAGATACTTACACAAGGAGAAATACAACAAGCTTATTTAGCTGCAGCTGGAGCAGATGTTAACTATCAAACAGCTTTAAATGATTGGAGTGCTTCGGGAGTTGCCGGGTATGAAGATGTTGATATTAATAGAGCATACAATACTTCAGTAAATAAAAAAGGACAACAAGTACAAACTATAAATCCAGACAATTTCTTTGGAAGAAAAGCACAAGCTGCAGGTATAGCCTATGAAGTAAAAGAACAAGATACTAGACGTAGTATAAAAGTTAATAGTCATTATGAATGGCAACAAGAACAATACGCAAAAACACAGTCAGACAAGACTAATCTTTTAGGAAGTGTATCTAAAAACATTGTGTTAACTAAGAAGAAAGATTTACTTTTAGTTAATCAAAAATACAATGATGCTTTAAACTCATTTGCTTTTGACACATTAAAAATGCCACGACAAGGAGCTGGAAAAGAAATGAGTGTAAAAGGTATTAAAGAAGCCTTAGATGCAACTATTGCTAAAATGCCAGAAGGAAGTATTGAAGCTAAAAAGTTACGTGAACAATATACTCAAATAGGTAAATTGTATACAGAAAGGTTAAACATTGGTTATGGAGCAACTTCTGAAGTATTAGGTGTAGCTGCAACAGTTGCTATTCAAAAAGCAGTAGGAGCGTATACAGAAGACCCTGCTAACTTATATGGTGTAAAAGGGGATTTTGATATAAGAAATCGTGCAGGTAAAACTATACATGTAAAAAATAAATCTTTTTATGATATAAAAAATAATCCAGAGCTTTATGGATTTACAGAAGAAGATTTTAGTGGTGTAACTGAAGCAGATGCAACAACTGAAGAAACTAAAACAACAATAGGAGGAGCTCGAAGAGGACCAGCTGCTTCTAAAAATACTAAAGCTAAAAGAACTGGAGATTACTTTGTAAAAGGTTCTGAAATGCCTATTATTTTAACTGATAATCCTTCACAGTTTCATAATAATAAAAATTCCTTTGAGTTTGAAGTAAATGGTGTACCTTTACACTTTGTTACCACTTTTAACAACTTAGGAATAAGAGTAGATACAGACTAAATAAAGCAATATTATGGGTAAGCAACATCGTGTAAATGGTATTAACGTTGAAGATTATAAAGGAACTCTTCAAAACAGAAAAAGTGAATACGAAAAAATACAAAAAGAAATTGATAAAAATACTTTATCAATTGAAGAACAAGATAACGTTGCTAGGTATGTTGCAGATTTTGAGAAAAAACAAGCTGAAGAAGAAAGAGCAAAACAAGTAGCTCTTGAATTAGTTGAAAAAGAAGCAGCTTATAAAAAAGACTATGCTGATAAACAAAAAGTACTTGCTCAAGCTCAGCAAAAAGATGCTGATGCTAGAAAAGCAGTAGCTAATAAGGTTAAACCTGTTGGACCTGTAGTTGCACCAGAAGTTCAAGAACAAGAAGAAGCTGCTTTATATAAAATAGCTGAAGAAACTAAAGCTAACCCTATTTTTGTACAAAAGCAACAAGAATTAGATGCCCTTTTAGCTAAGCAAACTAAAGGTGCATCTGTATCTAAAATGGAATACTTAGAGTCTGGTCCCGATGCTGGGTGGGGAGAAAAAATTGCCAAAGGTTTTGGAAACATTGCTCCAAGTTTAGTAAATGGAGTAAGTGGACTTTTAGATGCAGGATTTGATTCTATACTACCTGCATCAAATGACCAAAAGAAAGTAGAAAAGCTGCAAGAAGAGCTTAAAGGAGCTAAAGCTCCTGGAGTTAAGCTTAAAAAGCAGCAGATACAAAAACAAAATGAAACTATACAAAGACTGCATGATGCTAGTACTGACTCATTTGAGAGAGGAAGACTAAATGTAGAACTTTATAATAATGAACGTGAGATTAGAGGTTTAGATAATGTACTAGACCCTAAAGTAGGTTACGTTATAGGAGAACTTATTTCTACTATTGTGGATACTAATGAAAAGGAAGGAATGATAATACCTTTTCCTCATCAAACTAGTCAATTAATAAACTTCTTTCAGAAAGATGAGTTAGAAAAGAAATATCAGAACCAACTTGTAGGCCCCGAAGGAGAAACTGATGAAGAAGCTCAAGTAAGACTTAGTGCTATTCCTGAGAAGGATATGGCAATGCTACAATCTTATTCTTTAAGGGATGAAGCACAGGCTCAGACTGCTGACATGAAATCATTTGGTCATAACACTATTAATCAAATGGGAGGTTCCCTAGATATGATAGCTGAAATGATGTTAACTGAAGGTGCTGCTGGATTATTAAGTAAAGGTGCAGGAATAGTTGCAAGAGGAACTAGAGTAGCAGAAGTAGGAGAAAAGTTAGCTTTTTTAGAGAAAGGTTACATTTCTCAAGCTTCTAAAGACCTTTACAGAAGTATGGGTCCTGATAAAGTATCTAAAATGCTTACCAAAACAACAGCTGTTGGGATGGATGGTGCAGTACTTGGTGCTAAGTTTGAAGCTATGAATTTAATGGACCCTCACTTTATAAATGAAGGTTTATCCAAAGGTTCTAATGTAGTTAGAGATGAACAAGGTAAGATTACAAATATCTATGTTCAAGACAACTATTACAAATTGATGCAAAGGACTAATGAAGGAATTGCACAATCTTACAAAAACAAATTAGCTACATTAGGAGCTAAAGCTAACTTAACTCCAGAAGAAGAAGCAGAAGTAGCTCACATGGAAATTAAGTTAGGTAAAAGGTTTTCTGCAGGTGAACAAACTTTAGAAGAGGAAATAGAAACTTTCAGACCTTTAGGTTTGTTTGAAGCCAGTATGACTGGACTTAGAAAACAAGCTGCTGAAGGTTTAGCTGAAGTTTACACAGGTGCATTACTAGGAAATCTAGGCAAGGGATTAGTTAAATTAGGTAAGGGTAAATCCGCATTTTCCGGACTAGGTAAATTTGCTATTAGAACAGAAAAAGCTGTCGGGGAATTGGGAGAAGAAATAGCTACAGGTAGAGCAAAACTTGTTAACAGTACCAAACTAACTAAATTCCTTGATAAGAAATTATCAGGTAAAGCTTTGGTGCCAACTTTTAATGGACAGAAAATAACTGGTACTGTAGAAGAGCTTCCTGAAGAATATTTTACAAGTGCAGTTAACAGTATATTTGAAGGGGACCCTAAAGAATTTATGGATACCACTTTTGATTTACAATCAAATAAAGACATTCTAATTCAAACAGCATTATTAAATGCTGGATTTGGTGCTGTTGGTTCTATGCAGACTTCTTACCAACTAGGAGTTAACAAGTTAGGTCAAGCTAGAATAGATGAGGCCACTGCTTTAAAAAAGAATCATACTGAATCCATTGCTGAAAACAATGTAAGAATAAAAGATGCTGAAGCTAAGTTAGCAAGTGGTACTCTTAGTATTGATGAAACTGAACAATATAAGAACCAAGTTGTAAACTTTAAAGCAGCTAATTTATCTTCTAACACTGCAATAGCACAAGCTAATAAAAATGCAAACAAAGAAGCTAAGTACTCTGATATTAGAAAGTACAATGATGCAAGAAATAGTACAAGAGAAGCTATCAATGGGTTAAGACTTGCTAATAAAGATTCTGACCTAAATCAAATACTTAACATACAGTCTTTAGGGGCTAACAATATAGAACTTCAAAATAAAGAAATTAAAAGATTTAGAGCAGAAGGTAAAACTGAGTCTGCTGATATGCTAGAGAAACTTATGTTTAATAACGTAGTTTCAAATGCTGTGCAAGCAGGTCAATTATCTGAATTATCTACAGTACTTAAAAGAGCAGGAGCCAAGGGAAGTTTAAATGTTGAAACTCAAAAGACTTTAGTAAGAGCTAGTGAGCATGTAACTGAATTGAACAGAATATCTGAAGTATATAAAGACCATCCATTATTAAATAAACTCTTAAAATTTCAATATGAGAAGATGAACTTAGAAGAAGGTATTGAGGATAATAAAGCTATCAGTTCTACACTTTCTGTACAAGCTCGTAAAGAGATTGAAGCAGATTATCCGGGAAGAGGTTTCAATATAGATGAAATTTTTACTCCAGGTAATACTACATTTAGTCCTGCTGAATTGGAGATGCTTGAGAGAGGACACGAAGGTGTTTCTAACTATAGTAACAGTTTAAAAGCTTCAGAGCAAATGCAAGAAGTTTTAGATAGTACTAATAAAATAGTAGCTAAACTTAGAACTGAACCTCAACATGAAATAAATAAGCAAAGAGTTGAGAAAGAAATGCAAGACCTCTTGGGTGATATACAAGATAGAAAAACTAAATCTGAAGGCATTGACAACGTAGATGATGAGTATCTTAATGATACTGAGAATGTTACTTTTGATGCAGAGGGGCAACTTGTAGTTAATACTAAACTTATAGATTTCTTGTTTGAAAAGAACAAAGAAAACTTTGTAGGTAAATGGGCAACTGACAATAAGATTAATGATAAAGCTTACAAAGACATCAAAACTAAATTTGACCAATTTGCTGTTTTAACTATGAATTTTAAAAGGTATAAGGATATGCAAGCAAGTGCTCAAGCGAGTGCTGCTGCTGAAACACCTAATCAAACTCCTATTACTCCAGAAGTAGTAATAGTAAGAGATGAAGATGCAGAAGGTAATATCATATCTGACATAGAAAATTTCACTTCAGACCTAGATGATAGTTTTGATGATGAGGACGTTGCTGCTAATGAAGGAGAACTGATAGATTACAGTATAGATAACTATGCTTATACTCCGGAACAATTAGAAGTGATGAAAAAAGGTATTGCCCATATCTATGGTATGGTTGCAACTCTTACTAATAATCCTTCTCCAAGTTTTACTGATGTAATGGAGCAGTTTTATAAGTATTCAAAAGATAAAAATAATGTTAAGAAGTATTACAATCATCTTGTAAGAGGTTGGACTGAACTAGGTCATACTGTTACTAGTGCTGAAACAATGAACTTGTATAATAAGTTCTTTGATATTGCATCAGATATAGAGTCTATAACAGATTCTATTTTTAATATGTATGAAAGTCCTCAGAAAGTAATTTCTGTACCTCCTGTGGAGACTGTGGTAACACAAACAGCAAAATTAGAACAAACTATTGCTGATGGTGTAGTGGTTCAAGATACTTTGTTTGATGATGAAAATAATCCTTCTCATGTAGAACAGGCTAACAAGACTTTAACTGAAAGAGTTAGTCAAGGTTTAACACCTTGGATAGGTTATTCTGCACAAGCTTATGAAATAGTTACAGGTGAAGATGGAGTAGTTCGTAAGGTAACTTCTGGAACTGAATTAAATCCAGTTGATAAAGTAAATTACTTAGCTTTATTAGACCCTGATGCTTATCCTAATGGAGCACCTATGGGAGTTAAGATTGCTCCTGAATCAGATTGGGCAACTACTATGGTTTCAAATGGTAGAAATGCTAAAGGAGAAAGAGTTCTTACTCCATTCTCTTCCTGGTTATCTAGGAGAGAAGCTGCTAACCCTAACTTTAGAAGCACTCAAGAATTTCTTGACAAAGTCCCTATGTACTATACTAGTATGAAAGGAGAGCCAATAGGTTATGTAAAAGATATTGATGGGTATAATGCTTATGATATTGATAACCCTTTTGGACCATCTACTAATCAAGCTAACCCTACTAAACCTTGGCAAGATCATATCAATGCAGGTATAGCTAATGCCAGAGCTTTAAGAGAAAATATCAATTCAGGTTTAACCGAAGTAACTGTAGAAAGAAGAAGTAAAGAAGGTATTATGTACGTAATTCCTATGGAACAAGAACAGATTACTTTAGAAGAATCTAATCCTCAGTCTGTTGTTGCTACTTTAAATAGAACAGGTAGTAAAGGGTTACTTCAAAATCTTGATGAAGGTTTTGCAAAAGGAAGTAAAGTATTATTAAATAAAGAAGAAGATTTTGATGGAAGTTCTTTAGGACATTCTTTCTATGTGTATAGAGTAGGTACTGATGTACTGGCTGATGGTAAAGTTGTAGAAACTTATAGAGCAAGTAAATTTGAAAGATATCCTAATGCAAGTCAAGTAGAAAGTGTCGCAAATGCTATCCATATTTTTAACTTACTTTCTGATAATAAGTACAAAGCCGTTTCTCAAAGACAGACCATTAATGCTAAAAATGGAAGACAAGAGAACTTTCCTAGTACTACAAACAATACTCCAGAAGATAGAAGGTATATAATAGAAACTTTTGTAGACCCTATACTAGATGCTACGGGCTATAATATTTCAAAGATTCAGGACTTGACTGATTTTATTAGAATGCATTTTCAAATTAGTGCAGCTACTCTTATGGAATTAAGACTTCCTACAGATAGAAAAAGTTATGATAGTAGTTCTTTAATATTATACAAAAGACTGTTTGCTAATTACTCTATAGAAGATATTATAGCAAAAGATATGCTAACTCAGCACACTTTGAGTGCTGCATTAGGTTCTAAAGTAGGTATGGTAGCAGTTGGTACAGAAAAAGTTGAACTACTACAAAAAGATGGTAAGAAAATGACTTACCATGATTATATTAAAGCTAACTCTAAAACTAACATAAAAGCTTTTAATGTAGGTACTGAAGCTAAACCTATTTACGCAACAATAATTCAACCTGTAATTCATATAAACTATAAATCTGTAGCTAAACAAGAGAAACCAGCTTCTACTTTAGTGGAAGAAACTGTTGCTCCGGTATTTAAAAAGCTTGAAGAAAAGAAAAAAGTTGAAGTTAGTGAACACATAGATTTCTTAAATACTCTAGGTATAGAAGTAGAAGATGAGTTGTATGATGAAATGATTGACAATGTTGATGCAATTGTTAGTATTTTTAATCTTACCGGTAACTTAGATATTGAGCAAGAGCAAGCTATTAGAAAGTTTATTGTATCTAACATAGGCAAGAAAATTGTAGATGAATACAAATTAGACCCTAAAAAGAAAATTACTCCTGAAGTAAAAAATAATTTAAGTGTGGCTATTGAGTTTGAACTTACTCAAATAGTAAACAATCTTAAAAGTAAGATTACAGTAATGCAGGCTAAACTTGAAGGTAACACAGATGCTAAATCTTTACAAGTTAAAGATAAGTATGAAGAAACCTTGACTAACTTAAACACAATTGTTAATGAGTACACTAAGCTTTTTGATAAAGCTTTTGAAGACCTAAAACAACAAACTAAGATTGTAGATTCAGAAACAGATGCAGAAGATATTTTAGATGTTAAACAATTTGGTAAAGAATCTATTGAAGCTGACTTTAAAGGTTCTATAGACCCTGACCTTAGATTGTTTTTGAACAGTATTGCAGTGTATGATAAGAAAGGTGTTCCGGTTAGTGGGTACTTAGGCTTACCATCCTATATGGACTTCAATGATGTTTTTAACCAGTTGACCAAAAACATTACATTATCTTCAGAAATACCTTCTGACTATGACTCACTAATAAGAAAATTAAAAGAAAGTAAAACTCCTTTTGTAGCTGATGTTTTAGCTAAATTGGAAGGTTCTAGTCAACAAATTAAGAACAAGTTTCTTACTACTTTTGTTAAGCACACACTTCAATCTAAATTTGGAATGTATGAAAACACAGCATCAGGAGTTAAGCTTAAGATGTATGATACTAACGCGAATGAAATTACAAGAGTACTAAAGAAAAGATGGATAAATGATACTAAAGCTTCTAATCTATATACTAAAGAAGGTTCATTTAATGCTGAGTTTGCTGAGAGTTTATTGACACAATTTGCAGCTATAGATGTAAAAACTGAAAATGGAACTAAAGAACTTAGGTCTTGGCTAGAACAAATAGGTCTTTATTTAGAAGAGGGAAGTTGGGACCAAATAGTTGCAAAGGGTATTTATAATAAACAAGATTATGATTTTAATGATTTACTAACTTTAGAAGCAGGAGGGTTAACTTACCCTATACTTAAATTTTTAAATGAAGCTAAAGCAAATCCTTTAGACTACGAATTTACTTCTGAAAATACAGTTTTTAAAGAAATGTCAGGGGTTATAAATGGTATCAGTGCCGTAGAAGCGTTATACAATCCTCAACTTATTTCTCTAGCATTTAGAGATTCAGGTAAGGACATTTCTACACAAGTTCCTACTAAGTTCATTACTGATAGAGTAGCTGAACTTAAGAGAAGTGCTTCGGACAGTAATAATACTTTAATAGAGGACTTACAAAGTTTATCTTTTTCTGATAACTCTATAATGTTACAGTTATTAAAAGAAAACAAAAACTTTAAATCTTTATTTAAAATTAGCCATGTTGGTATAACTGCTTTTAAAGAAAAAGGAGACACACCTACTAAAGCAGGGTTAAATAATTTATCTGATATGGACTACTACTTGACAACTCTTACAGGTTTTCAAGATAGAAAAGGTGAAGAAATTAGTAAAAATACTAAAATAGGTGGGTTTACTATTAGAATGGCAAACATGCTTAACCTTACTATGTCTGACAAGACTACTAATGTATTTCTTAGAACAGGTGTTTTTGACTTCTTAGCAGATGCAAGTACAGCTTTTTATCCAAAAGAAAATGGAAATCAAAGTTTAACTAAAAGAACTACAGATTTACTTTTTGACCAATTAGTAGCTTCAGAATTAAAAAGAATAGTAAACTTTCATAATAATGTTAAGTCTACTAATGTAGCTGACTATGATAAAGCAGCTCAGGTTTTTCATCTTATTCCAGGAATGAACAATGTAAAAGATGAGAAGGGAGTTAGAATTATTGACATACTTGGAGAACTAGCTTCTCAAGGAAACTTAGACTATGATAAAATAGTAGAACTTCACAAAGATAAGTTTGTAGCTACACTAGAGAATGTAGTAGAAAAAGAAGTGAACCACTTCAGTAAATTATGGGAAGGACAAGTAGTTAAGAGTAATAAAATGTTTGATGCTGAGTACTTTTCAAAAGCTGACATAAGTTTAACTCCATCTAAAGATTTTAAATTAGGAGTTTATGACTATGTCTTAAACAGTATGTTACATCAAGCAGATTTGTTTAAGGTCTTTGCAGGAGATGTTTCTATGTATGCAAAAGACAAACAAGTTGGAGAAGTGGGACCAGAAAACACTAAAACTGATGAACAATACATTTCTTTAAATAAAACAATTGGAGTAAATCTTGGAAAAAGATTAGCCCTGTTAATAGCTCCAGGTAATAAAATAGCAAACTCTTACAAAGAAAACTACAATCAAATTTTCTTAAAAGATAGTATTGATATTGCTGAGAACAGTGAGTATTTAGTTGGATTATTTTACGGAGAAAAAGGTATTGCTGAAGCTAAACCTTTATTAGAAAAATATGCCATAGAAGCTAAGGTTGTAGCTGATATGGAGCAAGGAGTAGGCAAAATTGACCCTGCTATTCTTGCAGCTGCTAAATCTAATATGAAAGTAATTAGAGATGGTTTGGCTAAAAAGTTTCCTAGCTTGGATGGGTATTTTGACCTTGAATCTACTGATGCACAAGAGTATACTACAGCTAAAGAGCATGTAGATATTATTTACAGATTAGGTAGAATGAGTGATGAAGAGCATGCAGGTATCCTTGCTACTCTAGCTAAGCCGGGAAGAGAAGGACATTTAAATAAACAACAACTAGCAATAGTTCTTCAGCCAATTAAACCAGTTCATACAGGAACTTATTTTAATAAAGGTTGGGACATGAATAGAGTAGTTTATATTAAGTCTTCATCTTTCCCATTATTACCTCAGTTCACACAAGGGAACAGGTTAAATGACCTTAGATTGAAAATGGAAGAGCTACATGAAGCTACAGGAAATGGTGTAAGAGCATCCTTTAAAACAGCTAATAAGGTAGGTAGTGTAAAATCAGAAAATGAAGTAAACCCTTTTGACAAACAGTCTTTAGAGAAGGTAATGAATGGTTACAATGCAGCTACAAAAACATTTGATGAAAATGGAGCTAATAACTCAGTAGTTGTTTTAAGTAGAGATAACTTTAGAATACAACAAGATGTACCTTTTAAATCTGATAAGAAGAAAAGTGATACAGTATCTATGGGTACTCAGTTCTTTAAGCTTTTGTTTGGTGATGGGGTTATAAACGAAGATGGTTTTAAATTGAACCCTACTGACACAGAAACTCTTACTGGTAAACAATTGTATGACCATTACAATGAATCTTTTGCTAAGATTGTTGACATTAAGAAGAAACAATTATTTTCTAAACTAGGCTTAGAAGAAGATGGTACTGTAAAGAATGAAGCTAAATTTGTTAAGAACTTACAAGACTTATTAGTTAAAGAAGCTATAGCAAAAGGTATGAGTCTTAAATCTGTAAGAGGTTTAAAGATTGAAAAACTACAAGCTAAGTTAGGATACTATTATGAATTTAAAACTCCTCTATGGCTATCTTCTGACAGTAACAGATATGAGTCTTTATTAAACTCTCTTATTGGTAATGCTGTTATGCATCACAAAATGCCAGGAAATGCTTTTGTAGCAGGTTCTGAAAGTGGTTTTGCATACTCTGAAACTATGGAAGGTATTGAAGAATCAGATGTTATATACCTAGATAACTATAATGGTAAAGAATTACAAGGTACACATACAACTTCTGAAAATGGTGAAGTTAAGTTTCATAAAGCACAAGTATTTGTAACCTCTAAGTTTAAGGATAACAACAATGAGTTAATTGATTTATTTGAAGGTTTTGACTTAAAGACAGGAAACGTAGCTAATGCTAAGTATCTAAAAAGAAACGAAAATGGAAGTCTAGGATTAAAAGAAGATATGATTGACCCTATGTTGTTCAACAACTTCTCTTTTAGAACTCCTACATCTTCTCACGTATCTGGTTCAAGTATAGAAATAGTTGGCATACTTCCAGCTATACAAGGGGATTTAATGATTGTTCCTAAGAACTTCACTAAACAAAAAGGTCTTGATTATGATGTTGATAAAGAATCTGCTTACCAATTAAACCACTTTTTAACTGATAGTGGTAAAATTAAAGTACTAGACAGAGCTGACATTGAAACCATAACTTCAGGTCTAAAAGATAAAATTGAAAAGTTTAATTTAGAAAACACAAGTACTTCTCGTAAAAGTAGTTTTGCAAATGAATTGTTCAGTGCTTTTGTACAGGGCCAAGGTAACTTATTGGATGAAGAATCATTAGAATCTTTGCTTTTACCTCAATTGGACATCATAGATAAGTTAAACTATCTTGAATCAGAACTAGAAAGAAAACTAGCAGAAAATGAATTTATCAAAGTTCATTTAGCTGTTTACAATAACCCTAGTGTAAAAATTCAAAGTAAAATTAATAAGATACTTTCTATTGATTATGCTAAAGAACAAGCTGAAAAATTAGAAAAAATAAACTCTTTAGGAGAAAAGAACAAGTACATTAACGAAAGAAAAGCAGAGGGTCTTTCTCGTGATGAAGCTAAACTTGAGTATGAACAAATGAATAGTAATTTCACTTTTTTATCTTATGCTTACCAAAAGCAAAAGATGGATTTAGGAACTATTGGAAAAGCTGCTATTGGAGTGTATGCTAACTTTACTACTCTTAATGGACTTATACAACAAAATGGTAGTGAAATTTTTATCAGAGACAAGAAAGGAAATCCTAAACCTTTAACTATAGGTAATTACACTGCTAAAGGTATTCTTGGTCAAGAAATGACAGTAGATGGAAGCAGAAGTATCGCGGATGTATTAGCTGAAAGAGAAAACATTGCTACAGATAATGAGAAAGAACAAGTACTTGGTAGAGTAGGAGTTAATGAGCAAACTATCAACATAGATGCTTACTTAACTTTAATGGGATTTGACAAAGATGAAAATGGTAATTCTATTCCTTTCTTAATGTTATCTCAACCAGTAATTGTTAACCTTAACAAACAATTAAGAGATGCTAAAGGTGTATTAGGAGAGTATATAAATAAAAATGAATTAATAGCAACTACAATATCCACTCTAACTTCTGGAAGTATAATCTATACAGAAGTAAAAGGAATATGGAAGTTTAGAAATGCTATTGATAATCAAGAAGTAGAGGACTTTATGGGAGGTAAGCTTACAGGAAAGAATATGTTAGAGTCTATTGAAAAGAATGACACTACATCTGAAACTCAAGCTGCTGCTCTTATGAACTATGTCAACCTAGAGAAAGAAGTTGCAGAAGTAGCTAATGCTCAAAGTGTTGTAGACACTAACAACTTAGGTAAATCTATAATTGAGTCTCAATTAAAATATGAAAAACTTAAGAAAATTACTGAAAACAGTGTACTAGGTAACGCTTCTAAGTTAATTGGAGATTTTCTTTCTAAAGAAATGTATTTCACTAAACCTGAAGGATACTATGATATAGGTGAGTATTGGGTAAAACCAACAACTCCACAAGGTCAGATAGCTATTACAGGTCTTCAGTTAGGTCATACTTTATTTAAAGATTTCTTTCCTTATCAAGATACAAGCTTAACTGCAATTGTAGAAGAGAACCTTAGGTTATCTGGGAAGGACCCTGACAGAGCTAATGAAGAATCTTATGAAGAAGTTTTAACTGACATTAAGAAATATCTTTTTTCTAGTGAAGCTAATAACATCTTTGAAGGTAATGCTCAAGTTAAGAGACATGAAACTCTTATAGATGATGAAAGTAATACTTCATTATCCACTTACATAAAAGATACTCTTAGAAGTGCAACAAATACAAGAGGTATAAGTTCATTAAAGAAAAATGCATTAATTAGTTCTTTTGAATTTATTACAGGTAAGCTTCCGGGAGAGTTATCTTTAATTAATTACAGTAATACATCTGTTGATAACAATAATCAAGAGTTAATGTATAATGCAATTCCAAGTTTAATTATGTCTAACCTTAAACTTCCAAACAGGAATGGTGAAGCATATACTACTAGAATGTTAGCTGAAGACCTAATAGCTTATTCTTACTTAGAAGGTGGTGTACAAGAAGCTACTCAATTTGTAAAATTTATACCAGTTGAAGTATTAGAGACTATTGGAAAGTATGAGCAGTCAAGATTCATAAATGCTGAAGGTAAGTCTGAAGCTAGAAGAGTATTTAAATCTGCAAATAGAAAGTTACAAGGTTTGAACCCTAATAGAATGAATACGCCTGAAGGTGGAGAAAATGGTATGTTTGGAAGACTTCTAGGTTTATCACCTGTTGAGGGAAGTTTTAGTACATTTACTAAACAAAGGTTCCAACATAACCCTTCTTTAGCACCAAAAATCTATTCTAAGGGAATAACTAATGTAAAGAATGCAGAAGGAACTTTTACACTAAAAGAAGAGTCTAAAGGCAAGAATTTACCTTTTTTGTCTATGGCAATAAAAGATAAAGGAAAGACTAGCTATGTTCTATACCAGAATGTAGGTGCCATGAATTACCAAAGAATTAGTTTACTAGGACAAAATGGTGTTTCAGAGTATCAATATGGAGTACTTAGTGCATTTTCTTTAGGAGAAACTAAGATTCAAAACCTTAAAGCAAACAACTCACTATTAGAAGGTAATGAAGCAGTAGACTTAAAATTAGAAGAGGACACTACAGTAGGTACAGTACTTGAAAAAATTAAAAATTTAGTTTTGAGTGAGGACTTTGCTTTTATTACTGAAGCTGCTAAATTCTTAGAGCAATTTGGTAATCCAAATATTGGCTTTGAATTAGGTACTGACATTGTTGGAGCCGGAGCTTCTTATGTAAGTGATTTAAAAGTAAAACTAAAACCTTCAATGACTACAGGAGTTTCTGTAGAAAAAACTGCTGTTACTTTCTTACATGAGTACATACACACAATAACAACTAGAGAATTAGAAAAATATTATGATAGTGATTTTATAAACCTTAGAAAGGATGTAACAATACCTACTCATGTAACTGCTTTACATATTTCATTTAGTCAGTTTAGAGCAAAATATGCTGCGGAAATTGCTAGTATGAAATTCAAAAAAGATAATAAGTTGTCTTTTTCTGAGGATGATAAGAGTATTTATTATGCTGGGTATAATATCAAGGAATTTATGACTATGTCTTTGACTAGTAAAAATTTCCAAGATGCTATGTCTCAAGTACCTTATATGAAATCTGGAGTATCTTACCTAGATAAAATATTAGCTACTATAATGAAGTTTATGGAAAACATCTACCCTAATTTAAAAGAAGGAAGTGTGGCACATGACGCAGTAGGGAAGTCTCTAAGATTCATTGAAAAAGAAAGAGCTGAACAACAGTTATCTTATTATGAACTTCTATCAAATTCTCAACTTGGTAGTTTAGACAGTAAGAGATTAGGTGTACAAACTATTGATACTACTAAAGAAGTTGATAAAATCAAACAATTAGTAGCTAATAAAGAAACATTTGCTAAACTAGATGAAGAAAATATTAACAATCAACTTACTAATGGTAAGTATTATATAGCAAAACCTGTTAATAACGGTGCTTCCCAAGAGTATATTCCAATTACTAAAGATAATTTAGATTTTGCATTAGAAAATTTGGACACTTTAGTAGCTAAAAGTCTTAATGGTAGAATGTCAAATTATGCTGTACCTGTAACTAATTGGAATGTTCAGATAAGTAGAAGTGAATCATTAGACTATGAAGAATATAAGTTAGAAGAGATATACCAAGAAATGATGGCTGAAAATGTAAATGCTGAAGAAAAAGCAGCTTTTATTAGATTCTTTAATGACTTAGGATTTAATTTTAATGAAAAGGCTGAAGAGCAATTCAAAGACCCTAATCAAACATCTTTATTTGATGATGCTGATAATATGATTGACAATAATAGTGTAGCTGAAGAAAATGAAGTAGTTTTGTCAGAGGAAGAAAAATTACCTTGTGAAGGTGGACTAGCAATTTAATAAAATAAAGTATGAGCTGTAATATTTTAAAACATGAACTTTCAAAACTTAATGCTATAGATGCATTACAGAAAGACGGGATTATAAATGAAACAAGAGTATTGAACTTATCTAGAAAAGATGAGTTCAATGCTTTTCATGCTGCACAAATTAAGGATACTAATAAAGCCTACGGACTAGAATTAGAAGCTTTATACACTATAAGTTCTAATACTTTGGATAGAGCTCCTTACGAAAAAGTTTACAATGAAAGAGTTGTACCAATTGATTCTGCATTTGAGCAGGTTGATGCAGCTAGAAAAGCTTTAGGTATATACGAAGAAAAACTAAGTTATGGTGAATATAGAAGAATAGAAAAGGAAAGAGCCATAGAAAGGCAAGAAATGGAGTCTGTTAAGTACCAAGAAGTTTTTCAAGAAGATACTACCAATGAAGCACAAAGAGTTGAAACTTTTATAGCTGAGATGGGCCAAGAAAATACTAAAAATTATCCTGATGGGTTGTTTCAAGAGGATGGAGGTAAAACTCCTTTTGATGAATTAGAAGAATTAGAAAACTATGACTCTAGCATAGATGATGTTGAAGAAGAGTATGATTCAGCAATATCTAATAATTCACCGGCAGGTGCAGCAAGTTATGTTACACCTAGCTTTGACAAATATCTTATTCATAAAAAAGCTTTACTGAAAAAAGTTAATTCTACTTTACAAAGATTGTATGAAATAAATAAGGAGAATCACTCTGTTAAAACTATTAGTAGAATTAATGAGTTAAATAAGCTAAAAGCAACTATAGAAAAAGACATAGATAACTTCAATAGAGGATTGGACATGTTTGACTTAATTAGGGACTTCTTTGAAGATGACATAGTAGTCATAAAGAATTTATTAGCTGACCCTACTTTAGAGAATTTATTTCTAGCTGAAGAAATGTTTAATTTTATTACTGAAAACATAGACCAAACTAGAACTGGAGCTATGTTTCACATTGAAAGTAATCAACTTAACTTACCTGAAGTTAGTGAATTAATAAATTCTTTAACAAAGGATATTATAGACCTTAAAGTAAGTATTAACTCTAAGTTTGATGACCTTTTCTTAGAACTTTTAGATAAACACTCTCAAAGATTTGACAAGTTTGAAGAATTTAAAGGTATGACTGCGCAAGATTTAAGAGATGCTTTGATGACTAGACTTAAAGATACTAGTATTGTAGAAGCAAATTTAATATCTGTTGACAAAGAAATGTGGGCAAAGGAAGATATGCTTAACCAACTCATTAGACTAGAGTTAGAACTAGAGCAAGAGAAAGAAAAGATTATTATTCAGCCTTTGATAGAAGAAATTAATGACACTTTAAAAATAGGAGAAAAAGAACTAAGCAGATTAGGTATGTTCTTTACTGTTTTAGGTACTAAAATATATAATTACAACGTATTTAAACAAAAAGATATTAGAGGTAAGATTTCTAGTAAGCTTGTAGAAAAATTTAGTGCTAGTTGGAACAATTTTTTATCAAATACTCATATCAATCATAATAGACAGATGAGAACTTTAACAGACCCTGTGGCTGTTATAACAGAGTTAAACTCTTTCTTTGATACTATGGACCATAATGTAGAATGGATTGATTTCAGTGCATTACATGATGTTTTTGAAGGTAGTACAAAGTATGATGCTTATAAAAATGGAGATACAAGTGCGGCTGCAGCTTATAAAGCTAATATTTTAGCTAAAATTGGAGCTTCTAAATATAAAAGTCTTATAGAAGAACAAAAATACAATCTTGATTTGTTTTTACAAATGAAGGAAAACACATTGTCAAACTTGCTCAAGAAAGAAAGAGTGCAAAATTTTGATGATTTATCAGATAGAGCTAAAGTTAATTTTCAAATAACAATGGAAAGAAATGACCCAATGTCATTTATAACAAACAGACGTAATACTGGTGGTAATCAAGTACCTGTAACCTTTGGAACTCAAACAAATTCTTTCCCGGCTTACATTAAATACAACACATATATTCCAAGAAGTGTCTATTCCAATGGTAGTCAGAGTGAATTTTATGATAAAGATTATGAGCAAATAGAGAACAACCCTATTCTTTTAAGAATGCTAGAAGCCTACACAGCTTCAGTTGTAGCTACTAATAATAGAGTAGTAGGTTCTAAGCTAGACTTGGACCCCCTTTCTTTACTACATAGAAGAAAGAACTTTAGAGAAGCTCTTATAGATAAGACTTGGTGGGAAATAGCTAAGTATGGTCTTGCTCAACTTTTAAATGTGAAGCAACTAATAAAGAATGAGCTTAGTGAAAGTCAAAGGTTTGCAGAAGATAGTGACAGAAGTGTACAACTAGGGGGTCAGATTAGAAGTTTTGATAAGATGGTAATTAGTGACTACAACATTACAAAAACTGCTCTTAAAAACATACTAGATGTCAATTTAAATGATAATAGTAAAATCAACTTTTTAGCACTTTCCTCAGGAAAAAGAAATGGTATTTTAGAGCTTTTAGGTAGAGAAAATATTGATGACATTGCACCACAAGGAACTTTTCTTGTATCTGATTTAAAGGTGATATCTCAGGAAAAGATAATGGCAGAGCAAACTTTAGATTTGCCTACTACACTTAAAGCTCACTTAGAAGTAGCATCTGAACACAGAGCAAGAGTAAACACAAAAGCTAGTGTAGATGTTATTAAAAATAGAATAGCTAAAAATGATGAAGGGGGTAAAGCCAATGAAAATAGAAATAAGAAAAGAGATGCTTTTGTAAAAAAACTTGTTCAGAATGAGAATGTAAATGAAGAATTTGCAAACATTAGTAAGGCTTTAAAAGGAAATAAAGAAGGAGCCACTGACTATGTTAAATTTAAAGTTATAGTTAGAAAATTCTTTTATAAAAACTTGACTCCACAAGAAAGGCAAATTTATGAAATAGCAACCAAAAGAGTAGATAACATTGAAAGACAACTTCTTACTACAAGTAATGGAACCTTAATTGAAAAACTTTTAACTGAGAAAAAGAAATTAGAAGGTACTGTAGAAAGACTTGGTAGAGACTACACAGGAGCAGCTTTTGTACAAGCTGTAGTAGTAAAGGGTGGAATGATAGCAGGACTTTTTTATAATCCTGTGGCACCATTTAAGAACTTCCTCAATGGTATGCAAAGTTTAATGATGAGAGATGGTATTGAAGGCTTCTGGACAGAAGGTACTGCAGGAAAAGTGATTCATCATATTATACTTGGAAGATTAAAAGGAAGAATAAGTAAGAAGCATGATGAAGAGTGGAAAAAGACTGTATTGTTTATTGAAAGTTTGAGAGCTATTGAAAATCAAACTACTGAAATACAAAAGAGTGAAAATAATTCTAAGCTAATGCAAGCTGGTAATTTATTTACTGATGGAATGTATCTTACTAAAAAAGTAGAATGGACAAATCAATCTGTTTCTTTAATAGCAAGAGCTATGGACATATTGGTGCAACATCCTACGCGTACAAATGCAGATGGAAGTCCTTATACAGTGCCTTTGTTTAATGGTACAGAATTTCAAGCACATGAAATTGTAGAGGGTAAATTAAAGCTAAAACAAGAGTGGAGCAGTCCGAGTAATATTGAGAATTTTGAAAAGTTTTCTTCTCCTGATATGATAAATTGGAAGCAAGGGAATAAGTCTATACTAGCTTCTTTAAACGGTGACTATTCTCAAGAAGGAAGTATAAGATTTAAACAAAAAGTAATTGGTAAACCTATGAGTCAGTATAAGACTTGGTTACCTAATTATTTGTATGATAGGTTTGCTTACAATCAAAAAAGTTTATCTACAGGAGAGACACATGATGGTTTTTATTTAGGTCCCTTATTAAAACCTAAAACTTCTACTGCAGCAATGGGTATACATGGTTCTAAAGCTTTACTAGCTATTCTTGCTACTTCTACTTATGCTGGAGGTATGGGATTAATTATACCAGTAGCTATAGCCGGAGCAGCATTATATAAAATGGCAAAAGATAAAGGAACCGGCCCATTAACTTCTGTAAATAATCAACATTGGAATCAAGCAAAATACATAGCTCAAAGTTTAACTTTGGGTACTGCTACCACAGGAATAAATTTCTTAACTGCTATAGCTATGCAAAAGAATTTTATACCTATTATGAAGACAAGTTTACAAGAATCAGCTACTTCAGAACAAGATAGAAAAGATTTTGCTAATCTACAGTTACTGACTAAATCTGCTCAGTTTAATATTTTACTTGTAATGATGAGTATGGCAGCAATGTCTCTTAGAGGAGATGATGAAGAAGATGAAAATAAAGGTGCTAAAGGTTCTGTTCAAAACAAAAGATACTTAGCACAAAAAGCAGCAGAAGAAGAAGGTTCAACTATGAAAGCCTTACACAATGCAGTAGGTAATCTTTTAAGTAATCTTTATTCTGAACTTAACTTTGCAGATGACCCTACTAGTATGTACAAAGCAATTATACAGAATAATGGTGTATCTAGTTTTGCAGACAGATTAGTAAAGTTGAGTGTAGATATTGCTAGTGCTGATGATACAATTAAATCAGGAGATAATGCAGGTGAGTCTAAGCTAGGGAATGCTGCAAGAAAACAGTTACCGATGATTATCAGAAACTATGGTCAAGATGACTATAATGGAGGTCTAGAAAGTATAACTAGAAAAGAATATGACACTGACTCTAAAATAGACAGATGGTTTAATTCAGACTTTAAAAATGACAAGGAAGAAGCAGTGAGAGTTAGAAAAGAGTTTTTAGAAGATACTAGAGAATCTTTAAGAAAAGAATTTCCAGAAGCTACTGCAGAAGAAGTTAATAGTGAAGCAATAAGGATTCTTAATGATGTAGCTAACTACCCTGAAACACTAGAAGAACTTAAACTTATTATACCGGAAAGAGATGATTATGATAAAGAACAAAAAGAAATAAAAAATTAAAGTTAAAGTGAGGTAAAAAGAAAGCAGAAGTGAGGCCTATACCACTTCTGCTTTTAATTTAACTATAAGTTCAGTCTCTTCTGGTCTTAACCAATTCATTGTTTTAACAATTTTATTGTTACTATCTTTTAAATCAATTCTAATTTCTTTACCTCTATCTCTAAAAATAAAAATCACATCATTATCTATTAGAGAATAACACCATATTACTTCATTTTCATCCATATTAAAAATTTATAACGCCCCAAGTAACGCCTATACCTATATAGACTCCAGGTTGAAGGTTCTGACCTATCCCGTACGTTAAGGTTGGGCCTATGTGATACTTTTTGTTTGCAGGAGCTTTGGGTTGATATGATCTAATCACTTTAATTTCACTGTATGGATTATGAAGAGTAGCTTCTACAAAAGGTTGCCCCTTACCAAGTCCTAGGAATCCAGTCTTCTTTCTTCCAATAACAAAATCCATCTCTTCTCTAAATGAAATATCAATAACAGTACTGTCTCTAGTAGCTATTGTTGAACCTGTAACCCATTTACCTAACTTAATTTGAGAGGTGTATATAGGAGATTTTCCATCAGGGTATACTTTAGTGTTATCGTTCACAATATTTGCAACTGAGGTCTTTATTTTAGTCTCACTTTCTATTACAGTAATGCTACCTTGTTTTTTAATAAATTGTTTATTGTTATTTACAAGTTTCTGTAGTTTAATTATAGTAGTATCTTTAGTAGATAAGTTTATAAAATCCCTTGCAGTGTTTGCTTCCAATACTGTAATCCTAGCTTTATGAAAACCTTCTTTAGTTTTCCAGAATGTAGCAGTGTCTGACAAACTAGAATTAAGGCTGTTAATTTGACTAATCTTACTACTTTTTTCACAATTACTCCATAAAAGCAGCAAACACAAAATGATAAGTACATTTGTAAATGCTCTTTTAAAATTAAAATTATCCCAATAATTTGCTGATCTAGCCATAGTGTTAGTTTTAAGGCATAAAAATAGCGAGAACTTTTTATATTCTCGCTATATTTATTTATTTTACTTTTCTAATTCAACTCTTTCAGCAGTTAAGTCTCTGTTAAGAGCTGCTTCATTAGTAAATTTTTCAGGATACCTTATTCGCAACTTATTAATATTGTTAGTAAGAAGTTGAAATAAATCAAGTCCATAAAAAGTAGCAACTACATTAAGAATAGCTACATCTTTAAGAGCGTTATCTGCTTCAGAACTACCGTAAGAATAAGGTAAAATACTAACTATAAAAGCATCTACAGTATCTGCAGTAACTTTAAAACCACTTTCAAGAATTTGAGCATCAATTTGTCCACAGAAAATATCTAAATCTGATTGTGTCCACGCTACTCCTCCCATTTTAGCTTCATTAGCTCTGTACCAAATGGTATCAGCTATTTCTTCTCCAATATTAACAATATCAAGAGGTTTACCATAAGCTACAAATTTCTTAATTACATCAAGAGTTTCACCTACTTCAGTAATTACACCCATTTGCATGTGTCTAGTGTTTAATTCTTCTGAACCTAAATCTACACAAGTCCTACTTGCAAGTTGTTGATATACTGCTATATCTGTAATCTTTTCCATATTCAATTTTGATTTGTGGATTAGTTTTTTAATTTTCATTAATCGTTTTCTATAGCAATAATGTCAGCATAGTCTACCATAGTGTGTATAACAGCACTTTCAACATCTCTACCATTCTTAGCTTTAACCTCAGATATTCTTTTGGCACCATGAAAAACTACATGAGTAGAAAATATAGGTTCATCACCAACCTTTATACCTTCGTAAGTATCTTCTCTTTCATTAGGACATTTTCCTCCTAATCCAACAATCTTGAACTTAGTGTCAAAAGATTGTTCTTTGTTTCCATCTGTCATAATAATTGCTGACGTTTTCTTAGTCATTGTTTGTTCTATAAGAACCATTGTACCTATTACTCTCATAATTTTAATTTTTTACAAAGTTAATGAATTAGTATCCTAATGCTTTAGAAATTAAAGGCAATTCTTGTTTAAAGATGCTTTTCATTTCTCTAGCTATAATCTGAATCTCTTTTTGAGCATGGCTATCGTCTCTAATCATTATCAAGTGAATCCAACTTCTAATAGAACCAGTCATATAGATAGTAGTTTCAGTTGTTAATGGAAGAATCATTCTAGCACACTCCTTGGCTACACCTACTTCCAATAGTTTATTGTATAGTTCAATACCTTGTTTGAGGTACATTTCTATAGATTCTGAAGCGTTTCTAGCTATTGCTAAACCATAGTTTTCTGTTATTTTAGGGTCAAAAACTTCCGTACTACTTTGTCTGTTTACAGGGTCTTCTGCTCTAAGTTCTATAGGTTCCATAGCGGTAACTTTGGCATATCTTTGACTGAACTCTTGAAAAGTAAAACTTCTGTGCCTAATAAGTTGTATCCCAATTGCTTTAGAAGTTTTAATTTCTAAAGTCATAAAACCATGCTCAAAAGGACTCCAATGTTTGTGCTTAATTAAATAATTAATAAGTCCTTCAACTTGCTCAGACTTATTTTCTCTACTAGAACTTACTCTAGCTATTTCCACAATATTTTGTTCTATTTGCGGAGTAATTGATTTCAATGTTACTTGACTCATTATAGTTCTTGGTTAATTGTTGCTTTTACTGATATTTCAAAAATACCTTTAGACTTTACATCAACAGTTTTATATTCACTAGCTATTTTAAACTCTAGTTCAACACCATGTTTTTGAATGTCTTTAACTCCTTCTTGTATTGCTAGAAGCATTATTCTTAATCCTTCTACTTTTTCTTTTACAGTTATATCTGTCATTTCTAATAAATTATGTTAATTACTAATTCTAAATCATCTATATGGTCTACAAGAATAAGCTCATAAGATGTTTTTCTAATTACTCCTGCATTATCATCCGCTATTACTTTAGCTTCAGTTAGTGCATCATTACCTGTTTTTATCCAAATATCAGAGAGATTATTTAAATCCCAAGTTATTTTGTAGTCTTCTATAGGTGGTTTCCAACATGTCTTACCTGACCTTCTAGAAATATCTCCATGATTGATAACAGTGTAAAACTGATATTCTACTCTTATAAGCTTTTCCAGGTTAAGGTTTAATATGGAATCATCTAGACTGTTGATTACAAAATGATGCATGTTAGCTACTATAATGGCTCTCTTAAATGTATTAACAGAACCATTATATATAGCTTGATTATTTATCTTCCAGTAGCTATTCTTAGCTTTAACATTGTCAGTACAAGCTATATGAGTAGGTAAAGGCATTGAAATGGTAATCACTCTTTCTTCCATATTAGTAAAATTCAGTATTGTCCTCTATAAACTCTACTATTTGTACAAAGTTAAATTTAAGTTCTTGATTATACTCAAAATATTGTAATAAATCTATTCTAAAAACGTAGTCTAATTTCTTAAAATCATTTATAAACGTATTTCTAGAAAATCCATCATTTAAACTTGAAAGTATTTCAACTAAAGCCGTATGAGATAAAGTTCCAGTTGACTCAGAAACTAGCTCTGATGGAACTTCATAATTTTTGTTTGCATAAAGATATTCCACAGCAAATAAGTTACTTAAAGGTACATCTTGACAAGCTGCCATTACACCTAAACAACAGAAATTACAAGTTTGTGTTGAAAATTCAATTGAATTTTCATATTCTTCATATTTATCTTTCTCATAGTCTGGTTTATAAGAAACTAAGTACCCTTCACCTTGCGCGTATTCTCCACTTAATAAAGCTTCTTTCCATTTATTCCAAGATTCTTTAGGGAATTTAAACTTCTTCTGATTCATCTTTTTCATTTTTAATGTTTAGATAATAAAGCTCTTCTTTGGCTCTAGTTCTAGCTACATATTTTAGATTTCTTTCTTGCTCTAACTGCATAGGTGACTTAGCAAATTTAGAAGGTATTAAAAACTCATTAAGAATATAGACTATATTAGCTTCAAGTCCTTTAGATTTATGAATAGTACAAAGTGTAATTGCTGTACTATCATCTATAGATTTAAACATAGAATCTAGCTCTAAAATGATTACACCTACCTTATCGTTAGGCTTGCAATAATGCTTAGACAAAAGTATAAAATTTTTAAGATTATCCTTTAGTTTATACAACTTAAATCTTAACTCATCTGTCTTAACCTCTAATTCCTGGATTTCCAGTATCTCAAAGTTAATCTTTTTATGAGCTTCTCTTACAGTTTTATATTGGTAAGGTCTTAAAAATCTAATTACTCCATTTAAAATATCTTCTCCTTTTATGAATACTTTCTTGTTTTGGCTAAGTAATTGGAAATACAGGTCTAACAAGGGTCCTGAATTTCTACAGATAACCATAGAAGAATCTTGGATTAGTTTATAATCTGTAATAGTCTTCACTATGCCCTCATAAGTTTTAAAAGGTTCTATGACATCATAAATCATATTAGCTTCTGCTATGATGTCCACAGGGCATCTATAACAAACATCAAGAGGTAATTCATATACATTTTCTTTCTGTTTAAACAAATCAAAGGAAGATGCATAACTACCACTAAAACCATAGATAGATTGTCTTCTATCCCCTACTGCTATCCACTTTTTAATGTCTCCCTGGTCTATAAGATTGTTAATCATCTTATGTTGAACCAAGTTTAAGTCTTGAGCTTCATCAATCATTAGATAATAAGGCTGAATGGGGATAAACAAATTCTGGCTTACCGGAATGTAAATCATATCAATATAATCTATCATTAGGTCTGCAGTGAACTGTTCTCTAATAAATAAGAACTCTTTCCATAAATCATCCATGTTAGGATGAATGTAGAAAAACTTATCCATAGTTGACATGAAACCTGTAATTATAGTAATGTCTTCAGTTAGAAACAATCTACTAACATCATTCATCTCCATTAAAGTAAGTGTAGTTTTAGTCTTTTCTTCCCAAGACATACCATTAAATAAAGCTCTATTATAAGTTTGTAAATGTTTAATTATCAGGTAGTTTTTACTCTTGTTTAGAGTAAACCTTCCATACTTATATTTTATAGCAGATAAACCTAATGAATGCAGAGTCATAGACTTCGCGTGCTTTAGAGCTGGATTAGCTTCAATTCTACCACCAATTTCTTCTTGGATAGATTTATTGAAAGCTAAAAACAAAGTTCTAAATTCACACAAAGCCAATACTCCCATTAATGTAGTAGTTTTTGCACCACCTGCGACAGCTTGTACTAAGATATTTGCATCTGTGTTCTGCCAAGTGTCATAAACAGCTTGTTGTCTTATACTAGGTGTCATTTGTCACACTCCCTTCTACATCTGTTAAGGTATAACAATCACTCCATGTCTTACTACAATCACGACATGCTACAGTTGTGCTTAATGTTTCATAATCAAAGTCACTTATTACTTCAATATTTTCAGATATGCAATAAGGACATTCATTAGGGTCTCTTAAATATCCTTTCTTTTGTCCTTCAGTTAATTCACTCATATTATAAAGATTTTACAAGTAGAACTTTTGACTTAAACAAATTCTCTTCTAAGAAGTTTTTTGTCCCATGTATAGAAGCATCTTGAAGTCTTGAACTAGTTGTAGCAGTGTTACCAAGGTTATACCTTAAATGTCCATAGGTACCTGTAACTCTTATATCAATTTCTCTTACAAAAGCTGATTGAACTACAGTTCCATGTATAACCCATACAACATCTCCTATGTTAAATTTAGTTTTTATAGTCATCTTAGATAGTTGTTAAATCAGATTCAACTTCTCCTTCTTTTTTAGGAAATAAATCAGAGATATGAACTCCTAAAACTCTAGCTATTTCTTCTAAATTGTTAATACCTGGATTTCCTATACCACTCTCTAGGTAAGAAACAGTTCCAGCTGAAATTGCACATGAACCATCTGGTTGTATAGTTTTACGAGAAACATCTATTTGCTTCAAACCTAGTTGCTCTCTGTACATTTTGATTCTTGACCCAACATAACCCACTAAAGTAACTTCTACTTCTGTTGTTGTTTCTACTACTTTAGATACTGTAGTTATAATTTTGTATGACATCTTAAATAATTTTTTCTTGTGTTAATATTTCTTTTATCTCTTTAAGTAAATCTTGAATAGTACCAGTATTGTAAATAACATAATCAAATTCAGCTTGATCTAATGCTGTTTCTGATTCATGTTCTACTATACCATAATTTTTAGTATGATTAAGTACATCATCTGTTGTTTTATTCCCTGTTTTTATAAGAGGTTTAGGTCTTTTAACTCTAATATTCAAACCTCCTTTAGATTGCACTGCTTTTAATTCATTAGGAAATCTAGTGTCAGTAATAATCCAATTAGGATATTTCATTTTTCTACCTGTATTATTGTCTATTACAACCCCTTGTTCATCAAACCAACCTTTATACTCACTCATTAAAGCATTTACCCATATGTTAGGATGTATAATATTTCTACCACAATCAGTACCAAGTAGTTGAAGAAGTAATCTAGGTGTAAGTTTAACTAAATAATATTCATGGTCTAGTTCTTTTTGATTATTTAAAAAAGAAAACATTTCTATACTATTAGTGTAATACCACCACTCTTCTTCTAATTCTTTATTCTTAAAATCAGAATCTTCAAGGTCCTCTCTAGTACAGTTAAGTAAAATACAAGTAATATCTTTAAGTTTACCTGCCCATTTCTTGATTTCAAAAGAAGTACTTTTATAACTTCTATTTTTATCTTTTAGAGCTTTAACTATATCTGCTGTAGTAATTATAGGATTCTCAAGGTATTGTATAATCCTACCTACTGTATCCTTTCCAGAACCTATTTTTCCAGATATACTAATTATCATCTTCTTCCTCCCTTATTTCTCCTCCTACAATGTTACTACTTAAACACTCTGTACACACTACTTCTGCTGATGAAGAATCAAAATCTTCCCCACAACTCTTACATTCGTAATAAAATTTAGCCATTTTAATTTAGATTTTAAAATAAAACAGAGTGAGGTTACGCACACTCTCACTCTGTTTTTTTTAGTTAATTATTTAGAAGCTTTAAAGCTAAAAACTTCTTTTGCTTCAATAGTAATTGTAGCTCCTGTCATAGGATTTCTACCTTCTCTTTCAGCTCTTAACTTATTAGAAAATGTACCATAACCTTGTATAGTTACTTTACCATCTTCAATAGCTAAATTCTTTACTGATGTTAGAACTGCTTGAATGCTTTCTTCTGCCTGTACTTTAGTTTGCCCTGTAACTTTTTGTACAGCAGCAGTTAGTTTTTGGTTGTTATTCATAATGTAGATTAGCTTTGACCTATGCAAGCGAGGTTTATTTTTTAAAATTAAATACTTCTTGTTCTTCTTGAGGTGGGAAATCATGCTCTCCTCCTTCATGTAACAAATCTGTTAAAGTTATGCTAGAGTTATAAGTAAGATTCAAATTAATCACATGTTTTTCACCTGATTTAGCTGACTTATTAATAACACTTTTAGCATCTTCTCTATTTGCACCAAAAAACTCTACTACTTCATCTTTGGTGTACATTTTACTATATTTACCTAATATAAACTTATCATAAGCATCTGCATATTTTTCAGGATAGCTTAATGCAATCATGTGCATTCTTCCTGTTTCAAAATTATCAAATGAATAATCAAGAGCATAATAAGGTTGAAGTTTTACCCAAGAAAGAAAACCTTTAAATAAAGTAGGTTTTACTAACTTATCCAGTAAAAGATAAACTAGTCTTTGCCCTTCATAAGGAGTACCATCCATAAGAGTATCATGTACTCCTGATGCTAGTACATGTACTAGATTAAATTTAGCTTTAAAATCATCTCCTAGAAGTTTAAGACTAGGTAACAAATACTTAACAGTTTTGTTAGGGAAAACTTTTCCTATTTCTATTTTCATAATTTATGACATGTCAACTATACCATCCCAAGATAGTAAGATAGGGTTAGTACCTGAAGCTTGAATTAGTTTTTCTTCATGCCATCCATTATTTTCATAGAAAATGTAATCATCTATAAGGTCTTCAAAACCTAGAACCTTTTTCTGTATAGTGAATTGTGTAGGCTGTTCAGAAAATGTAAAAGCTGATTCTACTATTTTTACAGCTGCTCTACCATACCTCCCAATTTTAAGTACCTCATCTGTAAGCTCATAAGCTAGAGGTTTTCCTTGAAAAGTGGTACTTTCTACTACAAAGATAAAAGGTTTTACTATGTTTGAATCTTCACTTATGTTAAAACATTTATGAAGTCCTAAAGTATACCAAGCGGCTTGAATATCATATCTTCTAAGCTTCAGTGAAGCCATAAAGTTATATGTGTCATCAAACATAGTCTTGAAATCTATAGGAATAATAGATGTGATATAAGGGTCAGTTTCTACTCCTTCAATAGCCGTGTCTATAGACTTCTCTACAACTACCATGTCTAAAAGACCTTTACAAGATGTTCCTTTGTGTTCAAAATAAATAGGAAATTGATAGTAAACTTCTACTAAAGGGTTTTCACTTATTCCTGCTCTATTAAAGAACCTAGCAGTTCTTGGATTATTTTGAAGGGACCTAACAATATTCCAAACAGTTTCATTTTGTCTATTGTCTAGTATACTTTTACCATAAGCTTGACAAAGGTCAAGAAAGTATTCTTCATTTCTTTCATTTACTAAATTCTTAATTTTAGCAGCATCTCCCCAAGTTCTTTGCCAATCCATTTCTGAAGCAGCATCTAGTAAATAAGTTTCCCAATTAGATAAAGTGTCTACAAATTCTACAAATGATGAAATTGCTATAACCTCTTTAATTAAGCCGGTAACTTCATTAGATTCTAGGTTTTCCCAACCCCAATCTGCTTCTTTACCTGATGTGTCTGGAATAGTTACAGATAAATACTCTTGATAATCTTCCAACAATCTGGCATGAACTACACTTAGTATAGCTACAATAGCATCTGATGGCTTCTTTTCAACATTAGAAACATAATATTGTCTCTCAAATTCTCCTTCTTCTGCTGTTAATATGCAATCTACAGCAGAACCTAGCACAAAATGTGATGCTGAAGAGTCTACTTCTTTATGAAAGCCTGGAAGACCTCCTAGAAGTTTCTTTAATGTAGATTGTCCTATAGCTGGAGATGCAAAATATTCTTGTATTAACTCTTGATTAGTTATTATTACCATTCTGATAATGTTTTATTATGATTTCTTTTTTAAAAACTTCTAAAGTCACACACACAATGGTCTTAAATTCAGAGTTTAGTTCAAACCTAAATTCTCTCATTCCAAGATATTCTAGTTTTGAACCCATACTTCTCCAGTAATCATATTGCTGTAATGACATATAAACTATCTCATGTTCAGGCAACCTTTCTTTGTCCTTTTCTACTGTAATGTAATGAATCAGTATGTTAGGTTTTAATGTTATAGCATCGTCATCATCAAACATGAGGTCAATACAATGTTGCATTGACAACAACTCCTTCCCAGGATTCATGTTTGTTTGTTTACCTGCTTTAACTTGTACATTAAAAGGTATATTCATTAAATCTATTTTAGCATTATCATGCTTAGCACTAACATGACGAGAAGGTATACAGTTTCTGAAGCCTAAATCCTTAAAGAATAAAGAGTACATAATTTCTGCTTCACTCCCCATCATCTTATTTATTTTTCCTATTCCCATGTAAGTCATTCTACTTATTAACAAATTATAAACTTACAATACCTTTATTCTTAAAATTCTATAATATCATCATCCACAACTACAGGCTCAACTGTAGGTGTTCTAACTGCAGTATTCATAGCCATTGACATAGCCATTATACTATCTGTACTTATTGAAGAAGAAGTAGTTACTTGATTATTGTAATAATCAATTCCTGAAATATAGCCAGAAGTTACACTATCAGTACTGTCATTAAGATATGAAGCAGGTACTCCAACTGAAGCAGTAGCTAAATCTTGTAACTCTAATATTCTTTCTTGTACAGCTTCTACATTAGACACATTAGATGCTTCATTCAGTACTTCCACATCTTCTTCCATGTCTACAGGTGGTATATTAATTTGTAGAGCACGCGTTACAGATTCTCCTTCATCAGCATTTAAGAAATACTTTACTTCATTTCTAAGGTGGTAGTCTAACTCTGTAATAGAGTTAAATCTTAGGTTAAGTGAATTTGCAAAGGTATTCTTTTCTATTACAGAAGAAGGTACTGTACGTACCTCCATTCCTTTTTCGTAGCAAAAACTCAAGTAATTTTTTTGTATTCTTCTGTAAAATACTGAATGTAAAGGGTTACAGGACATCTCACTAGAAATAAACAAAACAAAGTTATCATAGCTAAATCTAGCATGAGTGTGATGAAAAGTATTTCTTTTTAAGTAATCGTACTCTACTAAAACTTCTTTTTTAATAGTAAGTATAAGTAAAATTTTACCCAATGAGTCTGTTACCAATCCTTTGTTAATATAATACACTTTATCTCCAAAAAGATACTTTGTGACTTGAGCTTCGTCATTTAAACTATGTAAAATGTTTTTACTAGAAGAAGCCTTAGTTCTAACTGAAGATGTTATGCTAGGTTTGTAATAAGTCTGCGTAAAATTTTCTTCTTGATTACCTTCCATTCTTAAGCAATTAATAGATATAAGAGGAAAGAAGTTATTACTAACAAGATTAGCAGGCTTACTGTTATCCCTATCAAAACTTCCATATGTCTCAGTATGTATTTCTAACATAATTTAATCATTTAAAGTTGTTAATGCCATAGGAGTATAGAACTCATAATAAAAAGGAACACTTCTAATATTTCTTCTTGTATACAAGTTAGTAATATGATTAGTAAATGTACCAACCATGTGAGAAGCAATCATAGCTGCAGTATGAGAGGATTGCTTTAGCGTACAAGGTAAGTCTTCTACTTGACTGTCATCAAATAAATGAGCTTCATACTCTGCAATTCTATTAGGGGTTACTGCAAATATTTGTAACTGCTCTAATTCTAATCTACCATCAATAAAGATAGGAGTTACAGGACAATTTGGAATACTTCTTTTCCATACTTCAAAAGCATCTTTTCTGGCTTTCATGTTGTCAAAAGCTGAGAACATAAAGTAATGAGTAGGAGAGTCTAAGTCTATCTTTTCAGTAAAAGTAGTTATCTCTGTATTACAAAAACTTCTAGTAATATCAGCTAATGCCAATACTTTAAGCTTGTTAACATCTTCTTTTCTAAAAAGTTGACCTCCAAGATTGTGTTCTTCAATGGTATCAAAATCATAAACAATAGGACTAAAACCTATTCTGGCTAGAAAGAAAGTTAACCAACTTCCTATACCACCTGCGCCACCAATTAATACAGATTCCCTATCTTTAGGGAACCAAGGTGCGTCTTTAAATCTATTAAACTGTTCTTGCATCTGATTGAAAAGCTTTAACCATCATTTCTATAACTCTGATAGTTGGGTTAGTAAGTGTTGTAAGTGCACTTGGCACATCATATAGAATATCTAAGACTTCATAAGTGTCTGCAATAAAATCTACATCATCTTTTTCAGGGAACTGATTGCTGTAATTAGTAGCATACACATCTAGAACTTTTTTAGCAATGTCTGTAGGGTCTACTTCCATATCAAGTAAAGACAATAGAACTTCATCTAATGTTTCATCTGAAAGTAATTGAGTAGAGTTACTAAAAAGAGAAGTAGCAAAACTAAGTAGTTTCTCAGCAGATTCTTCATAGTCTTCATCATCTTCATCATCTATTAAATCAGCTAAAGAACTAAACTCAGAACCACTAAAGAAATCTTTATACTTGTTTAAACTTGATTGAGGAGCTCCTTTTGGAGTATGCACAGGAAGAATTCTATTTACTACAGGAATTAAAGGTTTTATTGGAACATGTTTAACTACAGGTTTTGGTACCAATAAAACTGCCACTTTTTTAGCAAAACTATCTTCTACTACAATATCTATACTAGGTACTGTAATACCACAATCATACATATAAAGAATTTCTTTCTCAAAAGTAAAGTCCTTTTGTGACATGCTAAAAGGCTTACCATTTTCATCTAATGAAACATAGTCTACTTTCTGTATAGTAGCAGTAGCATTAGCAACAAAAGCTACTTTAGCTGTCATGTCCATATAGTTATTTACAATCAAAGAAAGATAGTAATTGTAAGCAGAAGCACTGTCATTTAGTTCTTCCATGTCTGTACCTGAAAAGAATACACTCATAATGTTATGAGAATGAATGTGACCTACTTTAAATTTCATTCTTTTAGGGTCTTCCATAAGATAATCAATAAATCTATTATCTAAATCATAGGAAGTAAAAACTGAAGTACCTACATCTAAAGGTAATATATCTTCAATTTCAATTTTAAAGTTAGTCGGGTCTTTAATACTTCCTGTTACAGAGTAAAATAATACACCTGACCATTCTACTTTTGGTATACTTTTACAAAGAAACTGAATTTTGTGTAGAATAGGAAGACTGATATTCAGCGGAATGATATTTGCTAATTGCACTTTGTCTAACGGTTTTTTCGTGGAGTAATTTTTCAAATTGGGTGTGGACATCTTTTAAGAATTTAGGGTAAATAATATAAACTTCTTGTGGAGCATTTGCTCTTATTGGGGTAGCTTTGATAGAAAAATACTTTTTCTGACCATTGTAAATAGTGTAAGCATTTTCTCCTCCATAGGTACGAATGTCTGGAATGTAGCCTTCTTGTGTTTGTGAACTTTCTGCTCTGTAATACCTTCTAGTTACAGGATTATAAACACATAGTATGTCATGTCGTAATGAACCATATTCACTAAGATTTTGGTCTAAAATACTTCTTATAAAACTTTTAAAAGTACTATTGAACTTTATCTTATAGGTATTGTTACTAATATAGAAGTCTACATCTAAATCATTAGAGAAATTGCTAGTAAAACCTGAAACACTATAAGAACCTTCTCTTACAATACTACTTCTAGTAGAAGTAAGGTCTCTAATATGTTTATAAGGAGTACCTTCAATACTTTCCCATTGAATTGTAGCATCTATTTCATAAAGATAAGCTTCTAAGTCTCTGACATTAAAATTATTACGTAATACACCTTCTAGAAAAGATAAATCACCTGCTCCAATACAAAAGTCATTTGTATAGAAAGGCTCATCTACTGAAATCCCAGAAACACTACTTCTTAAATGGCTGTGAGAATATTGATTATCTAGCTCTTTCTGATAATAAGTAGCTCTACCACCTTGTATTCTAGTGATATAAAAGTTATCATCCGTTGAGCAAGCAATAGGAAAAAGAACTATTAAATCCTTAATAACATGACTGTTTCCATCTCTATTAGTGATAGTAGTACTAGGAAATATGGTAAAGAAATTTATGGTATACTGTCTATTGTTTACTTTTGATAAGTGTACATCCCAATTGTTTCCATATCTTCTAGAAAAACCTTCTATCATTATGTCAATAAAAGCTTTAAGTCTATCTTTTTGTGAATCACTTTCTACAATAATACCTTCATCCCAAGTTCGTATTAAACCTCTATCTATAATTTTATGTAACCATTTCTTATCCTTAGTTAAGGACAAAAGTCTAGCAGAATGTACTATTCTATCTAAAGGAAGACCTAGCCTTCTTTCATTGTAATTAAAATTTGATGTTATATTCATAGTTAAAAAATAAAAAAGTGAGAACATTTCTGCTCTCACTTTTGATTATATAAATAAATTGCAAATTACTATAAACCTAACTCTCTAGCTTGAGAAGCCAAAGCATCTTTTCTGATTTGCTTAGCTACTGCTGCAAGTCTAGCTAATTCAGCTTCTTCAGCCATCTTAGCTTCTTCTTTAGCTTTAGCTTCTGCAACTGCTTGAGCTCTCCCTTCAGCTTCAGCATCAAAGACAGGAACCTCTGCTACAGGAGCTGTTTCAGCTTCCATAAGAATTTCTGTATCATCTGAATTAACAGCTTCTCTAAGACCTTCAATCTCTCCTTCAATGATTTCAATTCTTTCAAGAACTTCTTCATTTGTAGTACAAGCTGTAACACCTGCAAGTAAAGCTGAAATCTTTTCAATTCTACCAGAGTTAGTAATGTAGATTACTTTAGAATCTTTAACAGATTCAACTACATCAGCAACATTAGTTTCTACTTCATTCATTTCCACTTGCTCTTCTTCTACAACAGCAGGAGAATAAGAAGCATGCAATTCTCTTAAGAGAACTGTAGTTTTAGTAGTGTAGTTACCAAAGTGAGCTTTTGCTCTGTTAAAATCTTCAGACATAAATCCAGCAATAGCAGCTCTAAGTTGTTTGTAGCTTAGTTCTGTTGCACCTGACTTAGTTTCTTTATTTCTAATAAAGATTGTAAAGTCTACAAGAGGTAAGATAGCTAATTTGTTAACTAAATCCATTCTTGTATGGCTTTCTGTACATAACACTTTATCTACAGAGTAACCTGCTTTCTTTACTTCAGGAATAAAATCTCCCCAAGTAACTGCAGATGAAATAATGTCAACAGGCTCTGAGTTACCTCTTGTTGCATAAATAGTAATAGTTCTTGAAACTGGAGTATTCTCTACAGCATTTGTATTTGATTCTGACATTTTAATTGTTTTTTATTTTTTACCAATTGATTTTTACTTGATTGTTTTTCGTCAAGATTTTGTTAACATAATAAAAGTGATTGCATCCTAAAAATCCTGCATTGCTTTGATAGCATTCTGCAGCAGGATGAGCTGCTTTCAAAATATAGTTAAAATAAGGGCTAGTAGGTATTCCTTCTATAGTTTCTTTACTATAGTTCTTCACGTCAAAGATAGTCTTATGTGGTATTTGAGTAGTGTAAGATTGAGCTTTCTTACCCCAAAGTAACCACATACAGGGTTGGTTATGAGCAATAAAGGTAATTACTTTACTAATAAACTCTTCCCAGTACTTTATATGACTTCCAGGTTTAGTTGATTCAACTGTTAATGCAGTGTTTAGCAAGAATACACCTTGTTTTTCCCAATGTGCTAAAGTCTTCCAAGGAGTGTCATAATTATGACTTTCTTTCAATCCTTGATTAGTCAGTTCTTTAGATATTATCTCTAAACTAGGAGGAACTCTGCTAAGTCCATCTACTGCAAAACATAAACCATTTGCTTGGCCGGGTCCGTGATAAGGGTCTTGACCTAATATAACTACCTTAATCTTATCTAAAGGCATTCTGAAAACTCTAAAGATGTTTTCCTTTTGTGGGTAATACACGCAGTTAGGCAGAATGTCTGCACTAAGCTCTGCTAAAAGTCCTTGATGTAGTAACCCAATAATAGGTTTCCAAGAAGGATGAAATTGTTCAAAGGGGTTCATTTATGTAAAAGTATTTAAAAAGTTAGTTAATGATGCTTTACCTCTCCTTAAGAATAAATCTGAAGGGTCAGAAATCTTTTCACTAAGCAATCTTTCAGGAAGATGTAAAGATTTAGCCTTACCTCTAGAAATTGAGTTAATAATGTCTGTAATGTCCTTGGAAGCTTTAATACCTGTCTCATCATTGTCAAAGAAAACAATAACGTTCTTGAAATCTTTAACCAACTCAGTTAAGTTATCTAAGCTAGGAACCATGCCTTCATTTTGGAGCCACTTGACATTTTTACCTTCATTCTTCAGTACTCTATAATCTTTATAGGCTTTAGAAATGATTAATTGTTTACCATAAGATAAGGAAGTAGTACCACCTACATCTTCTTTACTGCAGGTAGTAAGAAATCTTTTATTGCCTTCCTTCTGGGGGAAGTATAGTTTTTTCCTCCCTTCTTTGAACTCTGTGTAGGCATAGGATATATCAGGACAACTAGAACTAAAGTTACCAAATTTAGTATTTAAAGCATGGTACCTTGAAATTGGGAAAACCTTATCCTCTATTAATTGTGCTTTACTAACTCCATAAGAAGTCCAATAGGCAGCATCTTTTGAATTAAATAGTCTAGGTTCAATTAATATTTTTACAGCCTTCTTTTCATTCTTTTGAACCTGAATTTCTATTCTATTGTCAGTGTCAACATTTTTTCCTTTGATTAAGTGATTAAAGATAAACTCTAGTGTAAGATAAAAGTTTGCAAGTTTAAAGTAAACCTGTACGCAATCAAAGCAATCTATGTTACCCATAGATATGCCATTGATTACGGCAGGATTACCAAAATCTGTAAATCTTAATTTACCATCAATATTATAATGAAACCAACATCCAGGATTAGTGTCTTCTCGAAAAGGGGACTTTACATATTTAAATTCTATAGGAAGTTCTTTAAAAACTAACTTGAAAATCTCCTCTTGGGTTATAACAGCAAGAATATCTTCCTTTTTAATAAAACCTCTTCTACTTAACTTGTCGGAGATAAATCCATATTGTTTCATAAATATTATTTAGGAAGACAAACTTAGAACAAAAGAGATTAAGAAAATAATTAATTATACATTATCCCAAGTAGAAGATGTTGCTGCACCCGGAGCAATAGGAGTAATGGCTGCAGTACCTACAGGTTTAACTGCTTGTCCTACAACTTGCTGAGTACCTTTCTTACCTTCCATAAAAGCTGCATCTTTTTCAATAGGGTGTGTTACACCATTTGCATTTTTATAAGACAAAGCACCATCAGCAGCAAGAGATGCAACCCATACACCAGATTGAGCTGGTACAATAAAGTAACCACCTTTCATGTTCTTTGGCAATTGAGCATAAGTTTTGTCATTCAAAGTACCATCAGCTTTTTTACCAAAATCCCATTGATACTCTAAGAATACATCTAATGCCCTAGTTTCAAAACCTGCTGGTAACACTGAACATAATCTGTTAGCATAGTCAGCAAAAGATGTAATAGGAGATGAAGATAATGCAGCTTGTAACTGTGCATCAGTAACACCTTGAGACTTCACAATATGAGTAATTACTGCTTGTTGTTGCTTCATTTCTGCATTTACTGCAGCAATAGTTTCTGGAGTAGTAAACTCAGTGTACTCTTGATTCTTAACATAAACTCTAGTAACAGGAGAAATCCACATAGGATAATCTCTATCACCAACTTTTACTGTAATCTCAATAGCTTCTCTTATTTCTTGACCTTCTTTTGCTGTATTAGGATTGTAAGCAAATTTAGCCAATACTGCAGTACCTGCATTTAACCCAAATCTACCACCTGATTTAGTTTTTAAAGCTTCATCATTATCTGAAGTATACCCGTAACCTTGAATTTGAGGACTTGTCGTTTCTGACATAATTTTTAAATTTATTATTGTTAATATTGAAATTTAGTTTTTGTATGCGTAATCTTTAATCTATGATTAATTTCCCCAATCATTAACAGTAGTTGCAACTTCAGTCTCACCTACTTCAGCTTGCATATCACTAAAAGCAACATTAGCTTCAGTAGTAACTAACTCTTCATCTACCACTTCCGCAAGTTCCGCAAGTTCCGCAACTTCTGCAACTTCTTCAACTAGAGTGTCATCAATCAAATCTATCTCATAGATTTTCTTAGTTTTCAATCCCTTTAGTTCAGGGTGTGACCAAACTTTCTCAGCCATAGCTGAAGCAGGAATACCATAATGAGCTGCAATAGCCTTTCTGTCCATACCTTCTTTAAGCATACGCTTACAATCTGAAATTCTAACTTGTGGTCTTGGAGCAATAGCTTCACTTTGTACTTGTTGAGTACCTTCTTGTAATTCTGACATAATATATGTATAAAAATTGTTTAAATTAATAGTTGTTTGCTAAATCCTTAGCTTGTTTTTGCAAATCTCTTGCTCTAAGTTCTTTCTTATAAAGAAACTCTGCAAATTCTTCTTCATCTTGTTTAGAGATTCTTTTGGTATTTAAAACAACAAATGTTGCTCCAATAATTACACCTAATAATATTGCAATAGCAATTATAAGTGGCATTAATTCTTGTGTTTGAGTACTCATGTTTTAGTAAGTTAGTAGTTTATCTAAAATCATTTGATAGTCATTTTCTATCTTTCCTTCAAATAAACCTTGAGGACTTCTAGCAGTATTAAAACCACTATTCTGAGTTTCTAAAAAGAAGCTTACATCAGAACCCACTTTCTCTACTCTACTATAGAAAACAGATTCCATTTTACCCTCTAATTGCATTTTAGTACCCATAGTACCAAGAATTTTTAATCTTTCTTTGGTATCATTACCTACTTTGTAAGTTTCAGTATGACCACTAATAAAAGCAAACCTATCCTGTTCAAACATACCTCTTTCAAGACCCATTTGAATGTGCTGGATAATCTCAGAATAAGTACTAGGAATAATATGGAAAGGTGCTCTCGGTGCAACTTTTCTACCATATTCTTCTCTACCACCTTGCCAAGTAGGATTCTTGTTATCTGTATTGTACCAGATATTACTATTGTGGTGTAAAGTTCTCATTCCTGAAGATTTACCTGTACCAGGCTCTCCCAAAACTAAGATTAACTCAAACCCCAAAGCTTGTAAGTCAGCATTAAAACTGTAAATGTCTTGACCGTAATCCTTCCACTTATCATGTCCTGCTTTCTTTTTGTCTCTCATGTATTCTTCATTCTGTATAGCTGTGAGAGTGTCTATACAAATGGACCTCACCTTTGAAGGTGCTACTGAAACTGCTGCAGGTGTTACTGCTTCTTGAACTTCTGACATAAAAATTAAATTGTTAATTGTTTAAATTGTTTTGTGGCACCTAACATGTTAACTCTAAAATGTTGAGGGTAAGCACAATGCCTACTTTCTACTAAATGAATAGTTCTGATATTAGGGTGTAATAAGTTATTCTTTACATCTTTAAGCATTAGACCAAAATGTTTCTTAAGATTGTACTTATCATCATTAGGGTTAAACATAGTGAATATGTAGTTACTTTCTTCACTTAAGTTACCTGTTTCCTTAATATCATCTGCAGTTGGAAAAAGTCTATCATCAGAATACTGCATTCTCTTAATATCTGCCATATTTCTATTTAAATGGATAATATGGACAAATGAATAACCACAACTATTTCTTAATTCAGTAGAATATTCTGCAAACTTATCAATTGTTTGCTTGAGGGTAAAACCTCTTTCTAGAATAAGTTTTCTTAAGTGGTCAGTAATAATAAGAGTCATTTTTGCAGGATTGTTTGGCTTGTAACCTACCATTCTTTGGAACTGCTTTCCACCTGAACCTACACTATTTTCATAGACAAACTTTCCTTCAGTTTTAGCATGAGTAATGAGCTTATTTCTAATTCCTGTAGGGTTCTCTCTATTGTCTATAAAGGTAATGATTCCAGGTTTAATCTGAGTACCATCTTCTCCAAATTCACCAAATAAAGGTATAATTCTGTTCATGTAAACTGCTTTTATCATAGTAAAGACTTCAGGACTAACTTTTATAATTTTTCCATTGTCGTCTTGTACTTGACCCATAAGATAGCCCGCTTCCAAAGGAACAGTTTTCTCACCTTTATAAGTAACTCCTTCTGCTAAAGATATGTCTGTAATTCCATAATCTCTAGCAATGAAGTGAGCAATAAAATCAAACTCCTTACTTACTCTATCAATTTCATAAGAAAAGTAAATCAACTCAAAAGGAATATTGTTTTCCATAGCATCCAAACAAGGTTCTATAGCAAAGCCAACATCAACTAAAGTAGATTTACCAACTTTAGGTCCTGCGGCTACAGTATATACCCTTGCTTTTTGAATACCATTAATAGCAAGAGAGATAGCTTTTAATCCTTCTCCCATAGACAAACCTTTATTGGTTCCCCTCTGTCCTTCGTTGAACTTCTCTATTACATTCATTATTGCATTTGATTTGAAATGTGTACTCTATTACTAGTAGGTGTTTCTTGTACAGACTCCCTGTAAGTCTCTATCCATTGTTCTAGTGCAGAAGTTCTGTTTGCACCTTTGTCTTTAAATATGAAATAGTGTGAAGTAAAAATATATTCTGGATCACTTACACTTCTAAAGTATAATTCAGTGGCACCAAGTACTTCTTCTTTTCTTACATCAGGATTTTGAGAGAAAAATATCTTCATTCTTGATACACAAGTAGATTTAGTACCTTTTCTAGACTTATTAATTCTAGCAAAACCTTCCATCCAAAGATGTACCCAGTCCCATTTACCTATACCTTCTACAGTTGTGTCAAACAATGGGATATTCCATTTCAAAAGTCTATCATCATCTAAACCAAGAATATTAGTAACATTCATCTTTTGAACTAAAATAGTAGGTACATAAGAAGGTCTACAATCAAAGTAAATAGAAAGCAAATATGCTATACCATCTTCCTCAGTAATACTAAAACTTCTTAAAGTTTCTCTAATCATTGGATTTATTTCCATTTTCTTTAGTTTTAGTTAATAATTCAGTTATTTTTTGTGTTTCTTCTTGAGTGAAAGTCTTATTCTCAGGGTGGATTACCATTGTTTTTTTATGACTAACAATAGAACCTGGGTTATCAATTGTAAGAAGAATTTGCTTATCCACTGCTTTTAATTTACTATTTGTAAATTGTAAAAATTTTGTAATCATTGGTTATCTTTTAAGGTTTTAAAGTCAGTGTATTCTATTCTAGTACTGTCAAAGTTTAATAATGCATTATTTAACCACACTTCATCTTGAGTCCCTTTAATTACTACAATGTAAAGATGTCCTTCATGTCCAGGTCTAAATCTAAGAAGTCTACCAAGTCTTTGAATTAAGTCTTTTTCTTTAGAATTTATCTGAACTATTACACCACTATCAATACCAGGAAAATTATGTCCTTCATTAATAGCTTTTACACAAGACAACCTGTTTACTTTCTCTGATTTAAACAAATCGTAAGATTTACTATTGGTCTTAGAATGGTAAAAATGGTCAGAAAGAGCTTCAGCTTGAGGTATACCTCCACAAAAGATAAGAGTTCTATCATCTTTAGGTATAAGGTTATCTAGGATAAACTTAGCAGCTAAAGTTTTACTTTTGTAACTATAGATAGAATGCATCCTTTTAAGAATAGCAAACTTGTTTCTTTCTCTTTCTTGAAAAGTAGGAGACACTTTTTCTTTATATGTGTCAATAACAAGAGTAAGATAATCATAATTAGCCTTTTCAGTTTGATAAAAAGGTTTAAGTTTGTTACCGGCTACTACATATTTCTCAACAGCATCTAATTCAGTGTAAACTACAGTAATCCTATACGGAGCTACAAATCCTAGTTTAACTGCAACATCTAAAGTAAGATGGTACACCAAAGGTATGTCTAACTCTTGTAATATTTCAAGCTTATCTACACTTGTAGGTGGAGTAGCGGTAAGTAGTACTACATTCTTTACTTTATTATTCTTAAAGATTTCAGATGATAAAGCAGTAATATTATGCCCTTCATCAAGAATCAATAAGTCAATGTAATAAGAGTCTATTTTAGAAGCTGAAGCATAACATAGTCTTAGTGTTTTACTCCACAATTCAGTGGCACCCCATTTGTCAAATTCTTCTTTCCAATTTTCATCTCTAAGTTTTTCAGTAGGGACTACAAGTCCAAGGTTAGTCCCTAAATCATTAGGAGCATACCATCTAGCAAGCATTACACCTACTCTAGATTTACCTGCACCAGTAGCCATAGCTATTAATCCTCTACCATTATTATTAACTACAGCATTGAAAGCTTCAAATTGAACTCTTTCTCTAACTGCATTTACAAATAATACAATGTCTTCTTCCTTCTTTAATTGCTTCCTAAGTATTTCTACTTCATCTGCAACATCAATAATAGAGCTAGTTTTCTTAATAAAAACGTCTAATTGTTTAAATATCTTTTTCATAACAAAATTTTTAAGTAACGTGTTGGTATGTTTACAGTAGTTTACTGTAAGCAACAATGTATAAACATACATTGGAAAGGTTCATATTAATCCTAATGGCAAGCTGCATAAGTGACACCTAAGTCTACAGATATTGCCAAAGGTACATTGAGTTGTAACTTCTCATTAGTTTGAGTAATAGATAACTGTAAAGCTTCTTTAACTCTTTCAGAGTATTGTTTAAGAAATGGTAACAAGATTTCATCATGGTATTGTAGACAGATTTTAATTCCTTTTTCTCTGACAAAGCCTACCCAAGTATCAAAACAGTACACACCTGTACCTTGATTTAAGGTAGAAAATATGTCTTTTATATACCTTAGAGAGTACCAAAATTTAGAAACAGGATTATATAACCACATAGTTTTAATAGTTTCTTCAAAGGCATTCATATCTTTTCTAGCAAGTGCAGTTATGTTCTTTGCAACATAGTTAAAGATAGTACCATCTTTGTGAAATATTTTTACTGTAATGTCTGCAGCAACTTGTTTTACTGCTTTATTTCTTTCCCAATAAGCTGCTAACATAGCTGTAGATTTCTCTAATTCCCACCCTGTAGTCATAGATAATTTGGGCGGGCCAACTCCATAGACTGCACCAAAATTAACTTGCTTGGCATCTTTTCTTACATTAGAATGATCTTCAGTTCCAGCTTTGTGAGCTTCAACCTGTTCTAATGTAAGCATCTTACCTTGCAAGGCAATATCGAGATGAGGGTCAAATCCTGGAACTCTCATCTGTGTAACATATTCAGGGTCATAGAAATACATATAATGTTGCTTAGTAGTATCCTCTAATGCTTCCATATCACTACCAGCAAACAAAAATCTATTATCAGGAATAACAATAGCTCCTCTAATTTCTTTACCATAAGGTTTAAAAACTGAAGGTAGGTTAGCTATAGGTTTCTTATGCTTAAATCTTAAAGTATTAGTAAGACCTCCAACTTGAGCTTTCATATAGCCATTGGAGTTTGCACATTCTATAAAACCTTTTAAGGTAGTTTGTCGGTGCTTAAGCATAAAAAGACTTTCCAGGTTTTCCAAATATGGATGTCCTATGTACAATCTTTTTATATCTCTGCAAATTTTACCATCTTTATCACTGATTTGAGGAACTTTTCTAACAGGGTCATTATAAGTTTTACCTTTAACATACTTGAATATAGTAGGTTCCCATCCTAAAGTAAACAACCATTTCTTAAGTTGAGGGACAGAAGAAGCTTTAGGCTTTTCTTTTGTCTTTACTACTTTAATAGGTTCTTCATGGTTGGCATCTAACTCATGTTCAAACAATAGTTCTAACCATTTGACTCCAGCAGCAGATAAAGATTCATCCTTTTTGTACATTTTATTAGGTTTCATCACTATTCTATACTTAATAATTTCAGGCATAGCATACTCTAATGCATATACTCTTTCTGAGATTACAGGGTCTAATTCTAATAAAACTTTATTACAATGATTTACATCAACTTTAACCTTAACTCTTTCTTGTTCTTCCGCGCACTTAAGTTTAAAAGTCAAGTATTCTAGTAATTCGTTGATGTTTATTCCTTCATAAATTTGAACTAGGTACTGGATTTGCTTTTTAAATAGTTTTGTGTTGATAACAACATCTGTCGCGCACCTATGTATATAGTCAGCTAAAGATTGGTTTTCCCAATCTACAATATGAGGTTTTTTAACACCCAATTTTTCTCCCCAAGCTTCTAAACCATGAATTTTAAGTGTAGGATATAAATACCAAGATAAAGCCAAAGTATCTATCATTATACAATCAAGAGAAACTCCTAACACTTTTCTTATCACAGGAATATCATAAAGAATTATGTTGTGACCAACCAAGACTTTTTGTTCTCCCATAAAAACAACTATACTAGGGTAATCAACAATAGTACCACTGGTACCATCTGACTTATACCAAGAAAGACAATGGATTACAGTTACTTCATCTAGTAATCCATTTGATTCTAAATCAAATACTGTATATTCCATAATTATCTTTTGTTTAAACCTGTACCTTCATAATTAGTAGACGTCTTGTTAGATTTATTATGGTGCTTAAGTAAGTTACTTCTAAGTCTAGCAGGTTTATTATCAGATTCTACAAAATGGGTTTTAGCCTTTATGTCTCTTGGAATTTTAAATTCAGGGTAGTTAATTATATGATACTGAGGAATTAACCCCATGTAGCCAATGAAAATTTCTAGTTGTGCCATAATTTTAGTAGTCTATAATTCCTGAATCTCTAATTTGCTCATACAACAAGTGTTTATCTGTAGCTTCTAATAATGTATTATCTACAATCTTTAGTAACAAAGTTTTTCTATCACTAATAGATAAAAGATTCTCTGTAGTTAAAGAAGTTTCTATTCTATTAGTAAGTTCTGCTATGTGACTAGCTCCTGTTTTCATGTGCTGGCCCTCTTCAGATTCTGCATCATCAACTTGGAAAACTTTGTCTACATAATTATTGAGAAAACCTGTAGTAGTCTTTAAACTTTGCTTAGCTTTATGAATAACAAGATTGTTCTCTGTCATAATTTCAAACTTTTCAGCTAAAATAGTACTAAGAGCAACACTTTGCATCATCACATCACTAAGTTCTTGTGAAGTTAATTTACCTTTCATCATGTGAAATAGAATTAATAAACAAGTTATTGTAGAGTTTATCATTCTTCTCAGAACCAATAAACACATACCCAACTAGTACATTATTCCCTACTTCAATTGAAAGTTTGTCAATTCTCTCTATAGTTTGAGCTCTAGCTTCAAAGAAACCTTTTTGCCCATCTACAGTTTCAATAGTTAATACACTTCTGGTCATCTTAGACCCATTCTCCTTAGTGATCTCTAAAGGAGTAGTCATTGCTGTCAAAACTCCTCTTAAAAGAGTCATTTGTTTGTGTCCTGCCATTTTAATTTAGGTTATATATTATTAATAAATCACTCGCCCTAGTTATTCCTGTATAAAATAATCTTTCTTTCTCTTGTAAATTAGAGTTAAGTCCAATATTCTTAACATTAATAATAGTATTTTTATAAGTGGAACCCTGGCTTTTATGTACTGTAATAGCGTGATTGTATTTAAATTTTGCAAAACTATTTACAAATTCATTTTTAGTTACATAGTCCAATAATCTATTTCTACAATTATTGGATAGCAAATATACAAAATGTTTTAAATTGTTCTCAGCACTTTCATGTATTATAAAAGTTCCTTTCCATCTCATTATACCATCTCCCCAGTCATCAGTCTTTCTACCATTAATGATATAACACTTTAATTTAATCTTCTTTTTAACAGTTTGCCTTCCTGTATTTTCTACAACTTGGTCAAAATCAACATAATCTATGTCTAATTTTTCAATTTTTAATTCTTGATTAGTTGTAAAGTTTCCACAAGGTGCATCAAAAATAATACTCTCACCTAATTCAACTTTGGCTGGCTCGGCTCCGTATATTCTCCTTCTAACTTCCAGGTTTACTCTATCTATCTCAGAGTTGGTCCAAGCTAAATATTTCCACTCATCTGTACCATTAACAGCAGCAAGTTCTTCAATGATTTTAGCATAGTTTTCTGTATACAAAAATCCTTGACCCTCTTGATTAACATCTTTAATACCTTCTTTAATTAGACTAATATTTCTACTTAAAGTAATAATTGGATTACCTTCCCCTTGCCTGATAATCTCAGTTAATTCAACTTGAGGGTAAGGTTTGAAAGTTACCCACTTACCTAGTTTCTCATAGAAGTAAGGCTTAACTGTTTCATCAGAAATTTGCTCTAATTTGTCATACAAAGTAGGTTTACCTATAAATACAGGACTGTCCTCTTCTCCTACAGGATTTAATTGTTTATCATCTCCTACAAAAATAACAATACATCTAATACCAGCATACATTTCAATAAAACTTTGCATTTCCAGACCTATCATAGATGCTTCATCAATTAGTAGTAGACCAAAACCTTGCATTGGAGGATACTTAGGACTAAAAGAAGGAGCAAAAGACTCATCTCCAGTAAGTCTATCAGTCTTTTTCTGGTACTTTAATACAGAATGAATGGTAGAAAAAACTACTTTTTTATTGTGTATTTTACCTGACAGTATAGCTAAAGCTTTATGAGTAGGAGCTGAACATACAATTGTCCCTCTGATGCCAAACTTAATTATAGCAGCATCAATTAAAGCATCAACCATAGATGTTTTACCTGTACCTGCACTACCTCTAACAACTAGTCTTTTCTCAGTTTCTAAAATCTCAAGACTTTCTTCAAGACCTCTTGCTTGCCCTTGTTTTAATTCCATGTTTATAATTTATTTACAATATTTCTAAATCAAAAAAGATAGAGAGTAAGGAAAAATCCCTACTCTCAATCTTAATGTTACAAAGAAGTAATTGATTGAGAAATAACTCCTGTCATTTCTTCTCTCATAGCTGACGTAGAATAAAAATCATCAGATACTTCATTTCTTCTGTCAATGTCTTCTTTAGCAGTTTTACTAAAGAAAATAGCTTTGTACTGTGGTTTACCATTACCATCCATAATTAATAACCCTGCATCAGTAGCATGGTTCTTAGGGTATCTAATAGCTTGTCTGTCCGCAATACTCTCTAAAGTAAGAGTAATATCTGCTCCTGGAATAGGGTTTTCAATAGTATACTCCTGTCTGTCAGAAAGAATAGGGTGGTTAGATAAAATTCTGTAAAGTCTAGCAGAAGTAATGCTTTTTAATTTAGCAATAACAACTGCATCAGATAACTTAACAGGTACATCTACCCAAGCAACTCTTACTGAGTCTGTTTCGTACTCTGTCTCTTCAAAGCCAAATTCCTCTGTATTAAAAGGATTATCTTGAAGGTTGCTGGTTACAGTCTTTGAAGGATAGAAAGTTTTAGTTCCTACAGTCTGTTTTAACTCAACAGTTCTTGTTCCTTCTTTTTGATAAGGAGAAACATAAAGCCTACTAATTACAATTGGGTGAAAAGTTTCTTCTTTTCTTACCCCTTCTTGAGTTGCAACAGCAACTTTTGCATTTGATTCCATAATGATTTAATTTAAATGATTTTTAGATAATAGTAATACAAGAAAGCATAAAAACCTGCTTACTATTTCTCCTTTGATTTAGTCATTCTATGCTTTTTATTAACTTAAAGTTACCGAGTAACTTATTTCAAAAAGACAGCTTTTTTGATTACAGTAACTCCTAGGAGTATGTAAACTAATCAGTATAATTAAATAGCTACTGAATTTTACTGCTATTTACTGCCCCCAAAGCTGCATAAACGTACCTTAGCATTACCTATTGACTGTTACAAAGTTAATAACTATGTTTTTAAGTACTTGAGGGTTGACTGTTCTTGTTTAGTTCGCAATTTGTGTGGAGAAGATAGGATTTGAACCTATGACTTCAGGCATATCCATACCCACGCTCTAACCAACTGAGCTACTTCTCCAATTTGTACAGGATAATGGTCAAACCTGTACATTCTTTTACTTTGCAACAAGTATAATAACATAAACAAAAGAGCACTTTAAATAAACTTCTGAATTTACAATGTAAAAGTTTTAGTTATACATGATAATTTACTAGAGTGCCAACTCTATATTTACGTTAAAAATAAGAACATTTCCATTTTTCTTAATAGTAACCCCACTTTGACCAGTACCCTCAATGATATTGCCTTGCAATGCTCACATGTCTTGAGTACCTTCTTTGCCCTTTGGATTTCTTGCTATCCGGTAGCCTGTTAAAGACACTGTTTATTCACTACAGGTTAGCAAATTGTGCCTGCATTCTTTATTTAAGTGCTGGGTAATCATATTGTGGAGATGCCGGGAGTCGAACCCGGGTCTTACTCATTTTTATTACACAATTTTTTACAGCTTACTTTTATTTAAAGTCTTTAAGTTAGACAAGGGCCAACTGCCAGGAATTTCCTGATCTAGTTAACTTCCACCATCTAGTTTGTCATACTAGCAAACTGTGTAATAGTAAAATTTAAGCTCAATACTAAATTTGAGGTAATCACCTATTCTTTGGTTAGGCAGCCACAGCTAGTTCTTCTGTATCAACAGATACAGATATTCCACCATTTAAGATGTTATGAACTACATTCATATTAGCTTGTACTTGGGCATTATTGTTTTGTTTGTCAATTACTTGAGTTCACCTTAGTTTTAAACAGTTATCTCTCTGTGCTGAATTATGTAACATTGTATGAGCAATCAATACCAGTCATCCCCAGTAATATAAAAACCTCTAACATAATTGTAAGTTAGAGGTTTTTGTTTTTATGTATTATCCTAAACGGTGTTTTATAATTTCTTAAAGTGAATATAGATTTTAAGTCTACTCTGCCGCAAGATATTATAATTCCTTGATAGTCTAAACACTTAATAAAAGCAGTAATGTTAATCTGTTGTACTCTTCTTCTCTTTCTTTTACTTTTTACAGTAGTTTTAGGGAAAGTTAGTAGAAATTACAAATACAGTTTCTTGAGCAACAATAGGCTTCACATAGTCTCTATTTCCAACAAAGGAAAACAAACTGAAAGCCAATACAAATACAAATAAAATCTTTTTCATATTATTTTGGTTTTAATGGTTTTACAAATATAGTAAAAAATAGGACCTGCCAAACATCTGTTTTTACAGTTCAATATTGAGCCCTAGTAATTTTATTTAAATTGTACATTTAAAGAAAAGAGAAGAGGAAAATGCTCCATGAGACTGACTTTTCCTCTATACTCCCCCCGTTAAACCTAGTCCAATCTAAATTTGTTTTTTCAATTCAGAAAGGTTAGCTTCTAATCTAACAAGATGCTTTATAGTTGCATCTACTTCTTGCTCTCTAAAAGCAACAAGTTCTTGTTTTAATTTGTGAACTATATCACTTTGTTCTTCAATAGAATACCTAGATGTTATTGTAGTAAGCAATTTCTTTGCTTCATCTATTTGGTATTCTTCTACAGGTGGGTTGACTAAGTTAAATAGCCACACTCTAAAATTTTTCCACATAATCTTTAATTTAAGTAAGCTGGATAATTATACTCTCTTATTCCTATAGCGTTTATAGAAATAATTCTATTACTAAAGCCTGACTGGACATATTTTACAGATACATCTAATCTTTTTCCCATTATGTTCTTTAAATGGTTAGAAGATGCTACAAATTTGCCAGTAATAATTCTTGTTCTTTTTGATTTGGTTGTGTTGTTTAACATGGTTAGATAAATTTAAGATTGGATTAAGTTAATTATCGAAATGTAATTGTATTATACGCATTAGTGCTTATGTAGCAAATAAACCACACTAATACTAGCTCCAAATAAGTGAGGGTTTTGAGATGAGGTTTTATAACAAAGAAAAAGAAAAACTTATTTTTTGTTTATAAGTTTTTCTTTTCTAACATGTATTTAATTGCAACTCTCAAAAATTCTCTATAACTTTGTGCAAAGAGTTTGCCCTCGCATACCATCGGTATTCAGGATAACCTCCTCCCTTAAAGGAAAGAGGATAACTATAGAGTTTTCTTTTTGGTTACTTTTTCTTTTGTAGTTTATTTGCCTTCTTCATCTTTCTAATAGAAGTACAAGCTTGACAATCACAAGGACTTTTAGATGATTCAGGTTTATCACTATCTGAAGAACCTCTTCTATTTTCAACTAATACCCTATTTAAGAGTTCTTGAGCTGTTTCCCCTTGGCGTAACCCTCCTTTTGTTTTAAGAATCTCTTTTACAAATGCTGAAAAATGTTGAGAAACTTCATGTGATTCTTCTTTTACTTCAACTTCAAGCTCTTCTATGAACTGTACATCTCCTTCTACTTCAATAGATTTAATATGTGCTATACCTCTATACACAAAGCTATCTGATTCCAAAACATGTACATTATATTTCTTATTATTAAGAAACATTAATAGTTGAAGCTGTTTTATTATTTTAACCCTTTTCTTAGGTTTTGCACTAGGACTTAAAGTAAGAGATAATGCTGTAGTAATTACAGCTAAAGCTGCTTTAGAGTTGATTTTAAATGCTTTCATAAGATTATTTTTGGTATTAAATTTGTTTATAATTCTAAATATCCTCTAGGGAAATATTTCATATCTTTTTCATCCCATTGGGAATCTTGATAACTTGTTGCAAATACAGATCCAAAAGCTTCAAAAGCTTTTTCTCTACCCTCTTCAAATGTCTCTGCTTCTATTACAGCTACGCAATCACAGTCAAATGTTTTACCATTTGCCCTGTGAGTGTGTGACTGTCCAAATGTTACATAATGTCTACCCATTATTCTGTTTTAAATAAGTTATCCAACATCCATTTAAGTCCATGAGGTTTCCAACTGTTTTCCTTTCTAATAAGTACTTTATTAGCTTTAGGAAAGTAGTCAATAACACCATATTCTTCTGTTTGAGTGTCAATTACAAGTTTACTCCCATCAAAAGGAATGACTAAATAGTTCATTTCTTCTAATTTTAGTATGTAATCTCCTTCTTCAAACTTTTCTAACCTCGCTTCTCTTAATGTCTTTCTATGGCTTGTACCATCTGAGTCATTTTGTTCTTGAGAAGTTTGTTCATTTTGAGGCACTTCAGGTATCTCATCTAAGTTTGTTTCCATAGGTTCTTAGAATAAGAAAATACCCTGTAGGAATTGTAAAATTCCCAACTGAATTTGATTTTGATTTTTCATCTTAATTTTGCATTTAATTAGTATTTATAGGTCTTTCCTCTAAATATTTTAACAATGTATGAGCAAGAGTCCAGCTTACCACTGGACTGTGCGTCTTCTAACTCTTCTAAGTTCTTTAGTACAGTTTCAGATTCATATAAACTTTCCAGTATAGTTTCCCAACTATAATGGTCTGTTAAAGTTCTAAATAAACCTTCTGCTTTACCATGTACTACATCAAGGATTTCATCATTGCTGTAGATTACTGCTGTATCTATTTTTAGGTTCATAAACTAAAAGCAATTATTTATTCCAATGATTATTAAATTTCTCCCAGCTAAATGTTAAGTCTTGTGTCTTGTCATCATAAAACTCTCCTACAAAGTCACTCTTAAAAGCACTGTGAACATTTTCAAATAAAGTTAGAGTTTTAACTTTTACATCAGGGTAATGTTCAGCAATCCACTCCGTAAGGAATTTATAATTACCTCCACGTATAACTCCAGCTTCCACTAAAAGCAAAGTACTACCTTTAAACCTGTTGTACTGTAATGACAAAATATAACTTAAGTCGTACACAAAGTTTTCGTCCCAAACTTGGTCAGGGTATGGCACGTCTACTGAAAAACCATCTGCAACTTCACCCTCAAAGGATAAATTGTGCCTAATAATTTGACCAACAATACTAGAATAGTCTGCAGATACTGTGACTACTGTGGTATTACTTGCATTAAGTCCATAACTTAAAACAGTATTAGATATGCTTTCTATTAAAGCTAACTCTTTTTCAATTGATATTAAATGGTCTTTTTTCATTTTTATTTGGGGTATACTTGTTTATAATTTCTCTTTAATCCAAATTTCTAATTGGTCCCATGCTAAAATGTCTCTATTAAAACCTTTTTGAAGGGACTTTTTCATTAAGTCAAAAACCTCTTCTCTACTCCAACTATCTTTTAATTTCTTAATTGTAATAGTGTTGTCTCTAGGGTTCATCTTTAAAGTTTGAACTTGATACCTTTCAGTGTGATTTCTAGTATTTATGATAGAATGATACTCCACTAACACATCCGTGATAATCTCTCCCTTATTATAGGCCTCAATGTACTTTTCAATAAACTGTTGTGATGGTCTAGAGATATAAGTAGGCTTAAAATTAGCTTTATGTATACCTTCTTCAAAAGGTAAGTTTTCAAAATTTCCTCTTTCAGTCCTTTGTTCAGTGTAGAGCAGAGAACTATCTGTTGTAGCTATAATCTTTTTATGTATTCTTTTATGTTCTTCAGTATATTTCAAATTTCTACATTGAAACACTTCTTTAAAATATAAATCATAATACCAATCACTTTCCTTAATTTCTTCATCCGAAATAATGTAAAGATGTTGTGTAAGAGCATCTGTACTAACCACCTTTCTATCATTATACCCTAAATGTCCTTCATATAAGTAAATACCTACTTTACCAATACTATTTATCATTGGTAACATAATTACCTGTACTCTTTTAAACTGCTCTTTCATAACATTTGTTTTTAAGATTGTTAATAAAAATCCACTTTGTAGTGGCACTTATCATTATATTTACTCGCAAAAATATATTAGCACCCTCTTTCTTATACACTATGCCCTAAGACAACGATTTTCATCTGTCATGTATAAGAGTAGGGTCAGTAAACGGTTAACGGGTTTGAGTTTTGACTATTTGCCTGTCCATTCCTTTCTGATTAGCAGGCTTCAAACAGTTTACTTCTTTTGCTGAGAAATTATTTATACTTAAGTCCGGTTGCTTAATGCTCTTATTCAAGTTATTTAAAGGAATCTATCCTACATCCTGTATGACTAACAGTTTTCAAGGCTCTCGGTTTTATTGAGCCACTTCATTAAGTATAAATAACCCAAGTCCTCACGGATATTGGCTCATTTGTGTAGTCAGTGTTTCTTACTGAGATGTACCACATCTTTCTCAAGGACGCTACACATCTACCATTACTGATAGTATCCAATTTTTATAGTGGTTTTCAATGTTTAGTCCACTTTATAAACAACAACTTCTAGACTTCACTAGCATTCTATATATACTATTTACCCTCTCAGTTAAGAGTCAGGTGTAGAGCTTTTTACTTTGTTGTTGTTTAATATTATAGCTACTTTAATTTCAGCTTTAAGTAAAGCTTCAAATCTATCTCTTGCTTTGACTACAACTGTAATTCCATTAAGAGTTACATCATAAGTTGCTTTCTTCATAATTAATGTTTTATTGTACTACCTTTATAAAGACATACTAGTAAATTAACTATTGCAAGTATAGCAAAGATATCCCAATTAGGGAATTGTTCTGCTGAACCTGTCATAACACCTACACATAAGTAAGCAAATACAATAACAATGGATATAACAAACCATGTTTCCCACATAGTTTGCTTAGAATCTGAATAGGTTTTAGGTTTTTTACTCATAACAAAGATGAATTAAAGGTTGATTAATAGTACTGTAGAAATAAAGAATAAGCTTATTATAAACAAGCCTATTCTGTAGTGTGTTTTAGCTTTCATATTTATCTATGGATAGCATAAGAAGCATTAGCACCTGTTTCACGTAGTTCTTTCATAAAAATTGAGAACCAATATTTGATGTATGTTTTCATGGTAATATGTTTTAGTGGGTTGGTTTTAATTGTTTGTTTTAATTGTAAATGTAATAATATAACTTCCCTAATAATACAAAATGTTATCCCTGACCGTACCCAGACGGAATTATGACTACTTGTTTGTCCTGCACACTATGATGCAGATTATATTACTAGTTAAGCTATATTGTAAAGATAAAACAATTTACATCCTTATGCTATCTTGTTGTTATTGGACTATAAACTACTATGGAGTGTAGATAATAACATTGCATTTGTAATATAAATTGTTTTTAATTATTTTACCATGTAATAGTAATGTCATTTACGTAAAGTATTGCAGTACATGTCATAGAGACAAAAAATGCTAAGAACTTAAATAACACTGTATCGTCATAATTATTACGCCATCTGGTAGACTTTGTAGTAAAAACTGCATAGTACATAAAAGCATAAAGTAATATTGCGAATACTACATAAGGAGCATAGTGTGATATTGGAATATTCATGGTTATCTAAATTTTGATTTATATTATTGGTATTATCTTACTGAAGTATTCTTCAAATATTACATTGTCTGGTATATCTTTATGTCCAAACATATTAGCCATTTCTAACGGAGTGTAACCATTTAAGTTTACACCTTGTCCACTGTATGCAACGTAGAATGTTAATCTTGGCATTGCCTTAGCAAAAGAGTATAACAGTGTTATCTGTCCTATAATGTCTCTAGTAGACACAGAAGGATGAACTGACTTAGTTAAATCTTTAGTGCATATTGCATAGGAGTTACCCTGTATTCCTACAGATTGTCCATAAATAGCTCCAAACTTTTGTCTAGCTATTAATGCTGCACCTTTACCATGTCTACCTTGAGTATTAGAACCAAAGACAAATATGGAATTGTCATCTAATTGGGTAATTAACCCTTTATATGTTTTCATGCGTATTTAGGTATTAAGGGTTAGTAAATAGTTTGTAGTCTATTGTGGTATTTAGATTTAAGCTATTATGATAATGTTTATTAAATAGGTAATATGGAATATGTGCTGAATAGTGGGTGTTGTGTTGTAGAACACGCTGTAACCGTGACTCTCATTGACTTTATGACATATATTCCAAGATAATAATACTCCAAATGAGTGAGGGTTTTGAGAGGAAGCCTTACAATAAAAATAACTATAAACCTAATTAAACTTTTATGCATTATCCGTTAATAAGCCATTAAAAAGAATACGTATACACTATGTTTGCACATAATGTATACGTTATTCCTGGGTAATGTGTTACAGACTAAATAACACATTGTTACTAGTCTCCTTAACATTGGTTAAGCAGGCATTATCATAGTCGCCATTCTCTATCAGCATTTTCATCTCCTTAGTGGAGTCAATGTCTTGTTGGCATTTGAAGTTACTGGTTCCTATTGCTAGGAATAACTTGTTTGTAAGCGGACTTCTTACCACGTCTGCTTTAACATTGTCCAAGTTAAGCTTAGCTTTGAACTCATTGATAGTCAAGAAACTTACATTCGCTGATTTGGGAGTTGAAGTTGTCATAATATAGGTGGCTCTGCTATATGCCCGAGCTAGGCTTTTTTAAGTATTTAATTATACTCCTAATAAGTGAGGGTTTTGAGTCTAAATTTTAAACTTTTACACATTATACGGTAATAAGCCTTTAAAAAAGTATACCTATCCACAATGTATCTCTACAATGTGAACAGGTATAATATTCTATGATGTATTGACACACTGTATTTCTACAGTGTATCTTTACAATGCTATTCTACAAAGAGAATAACACGTTGTTTGCAGTTTCCTTCACGTTGGTAAGACATGCGTTACCGTAATCTGCATTTTCGATGAGGAATTTCATTTCTTTTCCACCATCTATGTCCTGCTGGCATTTGAAGTTTGAATTTCCGATAGCAACAAACAGTTTGTTTGTCAAGGGAGAACGTACAACGTCTAATTTGACATTGTCTAAACCCATTTGAGCTTTAAATTCAGTAACCGTAAGAAATGTAACGTTAGTGTTTCTTGGAGTAGACATAATATGTTGAGCTCTATTGTAATCCCGAGCTGGGCTTTTGTTGACAATGATTATTCATTGCTATAAATAGGTGAGGGTTTTGTGCTGATAGCTCAGCGTTATAATACCCAATACAACGTTAGTTGCATTAGGTATTAGGTTATTGTGTACGTGAAGCTTCTACGGTAGTTAACCATATAGTGTCACTACTAATCTCTTCAATGATGACAGAGCTACCTTCTTGAGGTATTGACTCTTCATCATCATTCCATACGAATGAGTATTGAATAGGATTTTCTTCTTCTTCTTGTGCAGTATAGTCTACAATGAATGCAGGTATAAACACAAGGTTTAGGATAACAGACAAGATGATAATGATGTTCTTTAACATGATAATAGGTATTAAGGTTAGTATTAATGAGTGAAGGTTTTGTTAGTGGCGTATAACCACTAACACAAGGGCAGCGAATACAAAATCCATGTATACTGTAAGGCATGCAATAAGCAATGGTCTTTTATGCTTTTGACCAACGAATGTGATAAGTGTGAACATAACAATAGGTATTAAATTAGTTAGTAGTACATATCATTATGATATGTAACAATGAGTGAAGGTTCTGAGTACAACAAGCAGTACAGTTGAACATGAAGATGATAGGTACAACAATCAAGTGTCCTAAGTATCAACAGGTCAACTGTAACAAGTACTAGTTGTAACATCAAGTAAGATATACATAATATATATTACGCCAAGAAATAAGCTTTCCATGTAAGCATGGGAGGGGACTTATACTTGCTCAGAATAGGTGAGGGTTTTGTCTCAAGGTAGTCTACACTCTCAATAAATTTCTACCAAAAAATTTTTCCAAAATAATTTTTACACTAAACTTCATTACTATATCTTTGTTACCTAACATGTTAAATTTAAAAAGATAAGCTATGAAGAATTATGTAAAGATTGTGCAAGCAGTACAGTATCTAGGAGATATTAATGTATTGAAAGGTTTAGTAGCAAAGAAGGATTTACTTCAAGAAGAAGGCAATGTTTACTTAGCTAAGTTCCCAGGTTCTTCTGAGAAAGGGTACTGGAGATTAAAAGAAACTGACTACGTAACTGTAGAAAATGGTGAAAATTTTGTGTATAAGAAGGAAAAGTTTGAAAAAGATTTTGATGAGGTTATTGTAAAAGATGAACCTAAAGATAAGATAGCAACAGATAATATTAATGTAGTAGAACCTGTGGAAGTTAAAACATCTAAAAAAGGTTTTCCTAAAAAGGATGATGTAAATAAAAAAGAGTAACTTTGTAGTTCTCACATACAAAATGTCTTATTGTATAACCCTAGCTATCTCGCCAGTAGTCTAGGGTTTTCTTTTGTAGATAAAATTTTATTTTTCATAATAGCTTTTCTTTAAATATTATTCTTAACTTTGCTTCAGATTAATCTTTAAGGTATATGAAAAATTTCCACCATAGTAATAAAAAACATAGTGCAAGGTTCTCTAGTATGGAAGAGTTTATTGAAGCCGTAAAAGCTGTTGAGATTAAAGAGAATCCAGGTAAAGGTATACTTGGTCAAGTTAAAGAAAAAGAAATAGTAATTGTTAAAAAATTAAAAAATGGAAGAGAGTAATGAAAAAATAGTAATGCCAGTAAACACTAGTGATAATTTTGCAGAACCTTCTGGGAATACTTATAAGGGTAGGAGAGAGTTACTTACTGACTATTGGTGTGAAATGAAAAAGCAAGCTAGGGCAGAAGGTAGAGACTACACTGAAGATGATAAGCAAGCTGATATAGAAGTAGCTAAACTAAAGTATCCTTTTGAGGGAAGATACGTTATAGATGCTCTAGGTAATGTTCAACCTTTAAAAAAGATATAATGATACAAAGAGCTATAGAAGATTTGAGTGAAATTGATTATAACATATCACATTTAAATATTATTAATCCCTTTTTACCAGTAAATTTAACTCCTAAAGAAGTTGAAGTATTGGCTGCTTTTATGGCTTTAAAGGGTGAGTTAGCACAGAAAGATAGATTCGGAACTACCTTTAGAAAAGAAGTTAAGACAGGTCTTAAGATGTCTGATGGTGGCTTATCTAATCACTTGACTAACCTTAAGAATAAGGGGGCCATTAAAGAAAACCTAGATGGTAATCTTAGTATACTCACTTATCTATTTCCTGAAGAAAATCAACAATTTTATCAATTTAAAATCATAAAGAAATGATAATATACGACATAACATCTACACCTGATTTTGGTAGTGATACAACTTTAGAAAATCTTATTACTTTTGCTGTAGAAAAAGGAATACTCCTTTATGACTCTAGTAAAAATGGGGATAAGCCTTATTTATTAGGGGAAACTAAACAAGATATAAAGATAGTAGATGCAAATAAATTAGATATAAAACAATTTATAAATGATAATAAGTAATCAAGAATTAGTAGAAGAGTTTTATGAACTTAACAAGCATTTATATCCTGGTATTAGTTTAGAGGATATGAAACTATGTTGTAATACTCCTTTCTTATTTGTAAGAAAAGAAATGGAAAGTGGGGAATTAAAGACTATAAGGCTTAAGTTTTTTGGTACATTTCTTACTTATCCTAATAGGATAAAGTTTGTGCTTATTAGAATGGAAGAACAATTCAAGAGTTTAACTCTGTCCGCTAAAACTTACTTTGAAAAGAAAGCAATAATTGATAAATACTTAAAAAAACATGGAGACATATAAAATTAGATGTACTTGTAGTTGTCATAATTCTAATGGAATGGTAATGCACATCCAAACTTGTTGTAACAATGGTTATGTTGACATGCCGGTATTTAAAGAAGGGCAATACCTTACTAATAAAGATTTTCTCAAATACTACTATAAAGATATAGGTTTTATAGAAGAACAATTCTCTGTAGAGTACTCAGGCCGTCAAGTTGAGGTAAACCCTGAATGGGAAGCTGTGGACAATACTATGGGGGGTAAAACATATACAGTAAAACCTAAAGAAAGATGAAACACAAAAGAACTCCCAATGATGTGCTTGCTTACATAATAGGGAAATACAGGTATAAACTTTTTTATAACGTAAAGCTTCAGTTCTTAATAAGAAACCATATCTTTGAACAGATACAATGGAGAATCTCTGTAATGAACTTAGATTGTTATCTTGAAGGAAGTTGTATCAAATGTGGTTGTGATACTACTGCATTACAAATGGCAAATAAAGCTTGTGTTGGGGAGTGTTACCCTAAAATGATGAATAAAAAAGAGTGGAAAATATTTCAAATCAATTTAAAAATTAATGATTATGACAGACTATTGGCAGAGTAAAAAAGTAGACTTTGGGACAATTAAAAGAAATGGTTCTAGGGATTTTGAATTTCAAGGTACAATTAGAATACCTGAAGTAACAGAGGTAAGAGCCAGTTGTGGATGTACTAAAGTAAAGTATGACCCTAATACTAGACTACTTAAAGTAAGGTTTGATGCAGGAGAAATTCCTAATCACATTCAAGGTAACCAAAGAGTTTTTAAAACTATTGATATTACTTACAAAGATGGTAGTAAAGATATATTAACAATAGAAGGAATTAAAACTAGATAGTATGCAAAAGAATAATATACTTGCTGACCAATCTTTTCTTGATGGAGAAGAAAGAAATTTTATGAGAGAGTTAGAGAGACAAGCTTTTTTCGGTAAAGTTGAAGAAGATGAACAATCTTATGTTGAGGGTCCAGATAAGAAACAAGATACAGATAAAAAGAAACATAGAAATCCTATGTCACATTTAATACCTAAGAAAAATAAAAGAAAGTAGTATGGAATATAAAATTGAAATTACAAGTGAGTTACCTCACCAACAAAGAGTTATTGAGGAAGCAAATGAGTTAGGTATTAAAGTTGATGCTTTAAATACTTTTATAAATTCAAGTCCTATTTTTAAAGGGCTAGAAATAAATGAAAGTGAAAGACTTAGACATCAGAGGTACATTATGATTAGTTATTTTAAAATACTAAAAGAAAGAATTAAAAATTTTTAAATTATGGGAAAAGTAATGATAGAAGACTATGTAAGATTGGCAAAAGTTAATTCTACAGTAGCAAAGGAATTTGAATTATTTAAAAAAGAAATCTTTAACAAGACCTTAGTATGGGAAGGTGTAAGAGATATTAGTAAAGGTGGTCAATTACATAATGTAGCTGGAGACACTGGTGGCTGGACTTTATGGGGTATAGCTTATAATCATAATAGTGGAATGTTTAAAAACTTTGATGACTTTAAAGATACAACTTATGAAGAAGCTGCAGCTCTTGCTTACACAAAGTACTACAGGGCTATTAATGCTTTTATACTGCCTGTTGAATCTCGTCTTATGTATTTTGATATTGCTTACAATATGGGGAATATGAGGGCAATAAAGCTTATGCAAGGTTGTGCCGGAGTACCTCAAGATGGATTAATTGGACCTATGACTAGGGAAAAGATGAAGTTTGTTACTGAAGAGTGTTTGTACAATGCTAGAAACACTACTTATAACAACATAGTAAGAGCTAACATTAAGATGAAGAAATTCATTAAAGGTTGGTTAAATAGAAGTGTAGCAATCTTTAAAGCTTAAATTTATGAGTCTATTATTCACATTAGAAAACAAAATAGTTAAACCTAATATAGAAACTCTTCTCATGTCTCCTTTTACTGAAATATGGGAAAGAGATGTCAATCCAGGTAAATTCGTTGCTATGGAGGAGTTTACTTATATTGAGTTTATGGTATCTGTTAATAAGACAAATCCTTATAAAGGATACCCTGAAGATGAAAGAAGACAAAGGCTTAATGTGGACATTATGAAACATGATAACTATGTGCCTGACGAGTTGGTACTTAAAGGAATTGCTGTGCTTCAAGATTTTCAAGCCAATGCTTCTGCTACTTATAACTACTATATGTCAGTTAAAAAAGCAGCTCTTAGGCTGCAGAATTTCTTTAATACATTTGACTTAGATGCAGTAAATATCAAGACAGGTAATCCTTTACTTAAACCTAAAGATATTACATCTGCTTTGAATGATACTGAGAGAGTACTACAAAATCTTACTTTACTTGAAGAGAAAGTAAACAATGAGATATTTGAGAGTGTAAAAGTTAAAGGACAAAAAACTGTAAGTGTTTTTGCTAATCCTGATACATTGTAAATATGACACTAATAGAACATAATCCAAGAACAACTAAAGTTACTAGTAAACACTTAAGAGGAGAATTTCATACTATAGTTATTCTTACTATGGATGATTTAGAAAACTTAGAAAGAGTTAGAGGAATGAGCATAGATATTTTATTTGTACCTAGAAAATTAGAAGAGTGGGAATGGGAAGAAGTAAAACATAGTGTTGCAGGACAAATGTATATATTATAAAATATGAGTGTAGTAAATTCAATAAGGAATCCTGATGGTATATGGATAAATTCACAAGCTTTTAGAGAAGAAGCTTTGAATTTTAAGAAGTATGGCTACTATTGTGCAGACCCTGAAGGAAGTCCTGATTGGTTTAACTATTGGCAGGAACAACGTAGAAGATGTAGGTATGGTTATACTGTAGGTGGTTCTAGAATAACCGGGGACCATTATTTTTATCTAAACTTTTGTCCCATAATGAAGACAGAAGAAGATGAAACAGGTACTAATGCTATCAAAAGAAAAAGAGTACTTAAGGGTAGTAAGAAAAAAGAATTCCCTGATTTTTGGGATGGAGATTACAATTATTATTGGTCAAGGGAAATAGCTAGAAATGGTATATTAGATTCAGGTCTTATTACAGCTGAAGAAGCTGATGAGATTTATAATCTTCCTGATTTAGAGCAAGCTCTAGAAATGAAAAAGGTATTTGATTCTCTTCATTTAGAAGTAAGAATTGAAGTAGATTACCTTTATGGTGGGTATAATTTAATTGTAGGTAAAGCAAGAAGAAAGGGATACTCTTTTAAGAATGCATCTATTGGAGTTAATAATTATTTAACTAGACCTGATAAGCTTTCCATATTTGCTGCAGAAGATAAGAAGTACCTATATCCAAAAGGTATCTTTACTATGGCAAACAATTACTTAAACTTTATAACTCAGCATACTCCGTGGGTATATCCTAGAGATGTTATAAACCAAGCTTCCAAAGGGCACTTTAGAGCATCAACATTAGAGACTCGAAACGGAGTCCCTGTAGAGGTAGGATTTATGTCAGAGATTATGTCACTTACATTCTCAGATAATCCTGATGCTGCAAGGGGTAAGGATGCTTATGATTTAATTTTTGAAGAAGCTGGTTCATTTGGACCTCCAGGTTTGCTCAAGGATAGTTATAAAGCTTCTGAGGATTGTGTAATGGATGGAGATGTTAAGACAGGTCTTATTACAATATTTGGTACATCTGGAGATATGGGTGGTGGTACTGCTGATTATGCAGAGATGCATGGTAGTCCATTAAGATTTGGATTAATGCCATTTCAGAATGTATGGGATGAAGATAGTGAAGATACTAAGTGTGGATTCTTTCATCCTATTACTTGGAACATGCCCGGCCACTATGATAACCAAGGAAACTCTGGTATTGTATCCGCTAAAGAAGCGGAGTTAAAAGTTAGAAAAACTAGAAAGGATAATGGTGCCACTAGTTCTGACATGCAAAGTAGAATGCAGGAAAAACCTTTTGGTCCTTTTGAAGCATTTGGAATGGTGTCCACTAATAACTTTCCTGTACTAGAATTAAAAAGGCAATTAGATATCACTTTATCTAAAGGCCTACATTTAACTAAAGGTACACCTGTAAAACTTTATTATGACTATGAGACTAAGAAAGTTAAAGCAGACCCTATCTTAGATGGAACTGATAACGCTATCCATAGAAGAATGCCTGAAAATACTTCATTAGCAGGTTGTCCAATAATTTATGAATATCCTGCAGATACACCTGCACCTGGAGCCTATAAAATAGGGTATGACCCATATAGACAAGACAGAGGTACATCTCTTGCAGCTATTATTGTGTACAAAAGTGTAATCATAGGGCATAGAACTAAAAGAATTATAGTAGCTGAATACACGGGAAGACCTAATGAAGCTGATGATGTTAACTACATTGCAAGACTTTTTGCTGAACTTTATAATACTAAAGTCATGCATGAGAATGATGTAACTCATGTTAAGAGTTATTTTAGAAGAAGAAAACAGTTACACTTTCTAGCTTATCAACCTGATGCTGTAATTAGTAAAAATGTAAAAAATAGTAAGGTAGCCAGAGTGTATGGCTGTCACATGATTGATAAATTGAAAGATGCTGGTGAAAAATATATTAAAGACTGGTTATTAGAAGTAATTGATTTTGATGAGAATGATGACCCTGTTAGAACTATAGATAGAATCTACTCTCCAGGACTACTAGAAGAACTCATAGCTTATAATAGAAAAGGTAACTTTGATAGGGTGATGGCTTTAATGCAAGTTATGTTTCAAGAAGAAGAAGATGCTTTAACTAAAGTATATGAAGAGAAAGCTAAGCCTGTTTCTAACAAAGGTAAAAAGTTAGTTGAAATGATGTCTAGAATGCATGGTAAAAATAATAGTGGTAATTTGAATAATAGATTAAATTAAATTACTATTTTTGTAAACACTTAATATTAGTAAATGGGAACTAGAGCAATTATAAAGGATACAGAAAGACTTACTAAGGCACAGAGAGAAGAAAACAACTTTCAGTGGTATAGAGAAAAAATAGATTCTTTTGATGTACAGGCTAATGGAAACCACAATACTAATAGTGCTGGTATTTCTGAGCACAAAAGAATGCAAGTAAATTACAATCTTAATAATAATATTCTTGACCTAAAAGATTTTGAATATGTATGTAGTCCCTTTGGAGCCAATGTAGGGGAGCTTCCAGCTAAGATGGTTAATAGAGATATTTCATCTAACAGGATAAAAGCTCTTCAAGGTATGGAGATGAAGAAGCCTTTTAATTATAAGCTACTTGCAACTAATCCTGAAGCTACTAATAGAAAGAAAACAGAAGAAACCTCTAGACTTAGACAATATGTTATTGAAGGTATAATGAAACCTATTCAACAACAAATTGAACTTCAGTACCAAGAGGAACTTAATGGGAAACTTACCCCTCAACAGAAACAAGAAATACTTCAGAAAATACAAGAAGAAACTGTGGCTCAAACTCCTGAGCAAGTTAAAAAGTACATGAGAAGGGAACACCAAGACCCTTCTGAAATACAAGGTCAACAAATTCTAAACTATGTTACTAAGGCACAAGATGTAAAAAGAAAATTAAATGCAGGTTGGAAACATGCTTTACTTTCTGCTTACGAAGTGTATTGGATAGGAATCGTTAATGGTAAACCTACTCTTAAAGTAGTAAATCCACTTAGATTTAGTTTTCAAAAATCTGATGAAGTAGAATTTATTGAAGATGCTAATTGGGCTGTAGCTGAATTTAGAATGCATCCAGCTGAGATTGTTACTATGTTTGATTTAACAGAAGTAGAAATTGATAAGGTCTATAGTAACTATTTGCAGAATACAGGTATGCATGCTCAGCATAATTTGTTTCAGTTTGGAGATGAGGTAGCTTCTGATTCTAAGATAGGAATAAAAGTAATACATTGTCAATTTAAAAGTTTAAGACAAGTTGCTTGGCTAGACTACATTGACCAAGATGGTGTTTTACAGAAAAAGTATTTAGTAGATGAAAGCTACAGGTTAAATAAAGAAATTGGTGATGTAGCTATTTCAAGGGAATGGATAGTGCAAACTTATGAAGGATATAAAATAGGTGCGGATATTTATAAAGATATGCAGCTCGTAGAGGGTCAGTTAAAGGATATGGACAACATATATCAATCCAAACTTTCGTACTATGGAGCTGTATATGATAATATGAACTCTGACCCTACTTCTATAATGGATAGAATGAAGGTTTATCAGTACTACTACAATATTGTAATGTACAGAGTAGAACTTCTTATGGCATCTGATGATGGTAAGAAAATCTTAATGAACATTAATGCTATACCAGAAAGTGCAGGAATTGATATTGAAAAGTGGCAATACTTTTTTAAGAGTTCTCCTTTTATGTGGTTTAATCCTGATGAAGAAGGTATGAACCAAAGTGATATTAATACTGTAGCTAAAACTTTAGATTTATCTTTAGCTTCTGATATTAACAAGTATATTGAACTGGCTGAATACTTAGAACAAAAGTGTGGTAAATCTGTAGGGGTTACAGACCCTGTATTAGGTGAAACTGCAGTGTCTGAAAGAGTAAGTAACAACCAACAAAATCTTGTACAAACTTCTTATATACTTGAACCTTACTTTGAATTACATAATTGTGTAAAGAAGAATGTACTTCAAGGTTTACTTGATACAGCTAAGATAGCTTATGTAAACTCTGACTTACAGGTACTTACTAATGTGTTAGATGATATGTCTGTAGAAATATTAAACCTGGATTTAAACTTATTAGCCGGAAGTACTTTAGGTTTATTTGTAGAAGACAGTTCTATCTCAGAAGGTATTAGAGAAACTATTCAAAACTTGGCTCATGCTGCAATGCAGAATCAAAAAATTGAACTTTCTGATGTACTTAAAATTATTAGACAAGATTCTATACAAGAAGCTAGTGAAATACTTGAGGTTGCTGAAGGAACTAGAATTGAGAGAGAACAAGCCAACTCTGAAGCAGATAGAAAGTTTAAATCTGAAGAAGCTGAAAAAGCTAGAGCTTACGAAAAGGAAAAATGGGAAAATGAAAAAAATAATATCATTCTTAAAGAAGAAGAGAAAAGAAAAACTGACATTCAGAAACAACTTATACTTACTGTTGGGTTTGACCCTAATAAAGATCAGGACAATGATGGCATACCTGATGCATTGGAAGTTGCTAGAGATGGGGTTAATGCTGACATACAGATGAAGAAAGAAGCTAGGGAGAGCAGAGCTTTAGACCATCAAATTGAAAATGATAAAGAAAAGAACAAGATTGATAGAGCTAAAATTAATAAAAAATAAGAAATAGCTATTACTCTTTAATTAAGTCAAGTAAAGAATTAAACTTGCAATTTATAAATAATTAAACTTAAATTTGTACCATTATGAGTAAAACATTAGACAACTTCGGAGGATTTGATAGTAATTCACATGACTTTTTTGGAGAAAAACAAGAAGTTGAAGTGCTTACCGCTGAAGAAATAGTAGAAAAAGTAACTGAAGATAAAGTTACTGAAGATAAAGAAGAAACTATCAAAGCAGAAAAAGCTGAAGATAAAGCAACTGATGACCAGTTTAAAGAATTTGATGTTTCTAGTAATGAAGACGATGATGATGATGATGATGTAGATGACTTACCTATAAAAGATAAGAAGAAAGATAAAGAAGAAAAGAAAGAGCCTGCTGCAAAAGTGAGTAGTATGAGTACTATAGAGTTCTTAAAAGAAAAAGGTTTAGTATCTTACGAATTAGAAGAAGGTGCTGAAATGACTGAGGATTTAGCACAGGAAATATTGGAGGGTAGCTGGGAAGATTCTATTCAAGATGGAGTTGCAGATATAATTAAAGACCTTCCTGATGCAGTTAAAGATTTAGTAAAGTTTGCTTCTCAAGGAGGAAATGTTACAGAATTGCTTTCTAAAATGTCTTCTCATGCAAGAACAGGTTTAGATAAAGATAGTGATATGTCTGAAGAAGCTAACCAAATTATAGCTGTTACTTTAGACCTACAGTCTCAAGAATATGATGAAGAAGATATTGCTGCACAAATAGATTTTTTAAGAGACAGTGGTAAATTAGAAAACTATTCTACTAAGGCTTATAAGAAATTATTAGCTAAGCAGGAAACAGAAAGAAAAGCAGGTATAGCTGAAAACGAAGCTAATAAAGTAAAGAATAAAAGAGTAGCCAAAGAATACAAAGAGAAACTATCTAGCCATCTTAGTTCAGTAGAGAACTTTAAAGGCATTGTAATTAACAAGAAAGATAAAGAAAGTCTTCCTAGTTATATTGCAGATTTAAAAGTTCCTCTTCAAAATGGTACTACAGTAAGTAAGTTCCAAGCTGACTTATTTGCAATACTAGGAGATGAAGCAAAATTAATAGGATTAGCTAAAATTATTAATAGTGATTTTGATTTCAGTTCTATAAGCAATAAAACAATAACAGACTTCTCTAAGAAAACTCAAGCTAGTATAGAGAACTCAGATAAAATAAATTTAAAAGGGTCTTCGGCAAGTTCACAAAAACAAAAGAAATCTCTAGCAGATTTACTAGACTAATATTACTAATTAAAAATGTAAATAACTATGGCTACATTAGGAAATAAACTCATTATCAAAGAGATGGAGTGGAATGCAAATATGACTGAGCAGTCTCACTTAGGGAAAGCTTTACTTGCAAAACCACACAGATTGATAGGAGAAATGGACAAATTGTTTTCAGCACAAAACTATTACTCTGATAATCCTATCAGTTCTACCTTAATGGGTAGTCCAAGAACAGAGGAAACTATTGCTGCTACAGAATGGGAATGGGAATTGAAAGGAGCTAACACTAGACCTCTAGTTGTTATTTCAAATGTAGAACCAACTACAAATGTAACTCCAGGAAAATTTAGAAAAACATTCAAAATTAAATTGGATGAAAACTGGTATCTTCCAGGGGATGTTATTTTCCCAGGTACTTCTAACAAGAAATACCAAGTAAGGATTCAAAATCAAGGTCAAAAATCAGGGGATGGTACAGTTTATACTGTAAGAATGAACTCTGATGATCCACAAGCATTTATGCCTATTAAGTACTTGAAACCTGGACAACAATGGGGTAAATTATTCTCTCAATACGAGGAAGCTGCTGAGCAATCAGGTTCTACTGTATTTAGTATGCCAATTGCTTTCAGAAACAAAATGTCTAAGTACAGAAAAGAATACAGAATTACTGACTATGCTTCTACTGAAGTTTTAGCTGTAGCTATTCCTGATTCAAAAGGTACATATCACAACAGCTGGATGCGTTATGCTGAAGTTGAATACTGGATTCAATGGTACAGAGAAATTGAAAGAGGTTACTGGTATTCTAGATCTGCTGAAACTGTACTTGGTGCAAATGGTAGACCTGTAAGAATGGGTCCTGGAATCCAAGAACAATTGGAAGATTCTCATCAACACAGATATTCTATATTGACTGCTAAGTTAATTGAAGAGTACTTGCAAGATATTTTCTATTCTAGAGTTAAACCTGGAAAAGGAAGACAAATCAAAGGATACACAGGAGAATACGGAATGTTACAATTCCACAGAGCTATCCAAGACTGGCAAGCTAAATCTTCTTTCATTAAAAATGTTGAAGTTTATACAAACAAAGTACAGTCTGATGTGCATACAAATGCATTAGAAGCTGGGTACCAATTTGTAAGATACAACATGGCAAATGGAGCATCTTTGGAATTGATCCACAATCCTCTTTATGATGATAGAGAAATCAACTTTGAGATTGATGAAGTAACTGGATTCCCAATTGAGTCTCAAAGAATTACATTCTTAGACTTCTCAGGAGAAGGTAAAAAATCTAACTTGAAAATTATGAACAAGAAAGATGGTTTCAGCTTCACTTATGTTGAAGGTATGTATGGTCCTTATGGTCCTAAAAATGGTGGTTCTTCTGCACATGCTGGAGATTACTATGAAATGCACGTTGGAAAATCTGGAGGAATCCATATTGAAGATGTAACTAAATGTGGTGAATTGATTTTATCAAGAAACTAATAGTAGATAAATAAAGAACTACCTTAATTAATTTTAAGGTAGTTTTATTTAATTAAAACATTTATATTTGCTTAAAATAATTAAAAAGAAAAATTATGAGCACATTAGTAGAAGTAAGACCTATCGAAGTCAAAAAATGGCACGGAAAAGTAGGCAGTGAGTCTTTCACAAGGCCAAAGAAAATGCAAGCATTAGTGGACACAGAGACAATGAAGTACTCTACAGGTCTATCCGTTGCAGACATAAAAGATTTAAAAGCTAAAGGAATTAAGTATGATTTGTCAGATAACTTTGACTCTGAAGTTCCACATCCTTTTTGGGATTCAAACATGAGTATGTTTAAATTAGAAAACAACACTATGTTTTTTGATGTAAGTTTACCTTTAAACTTTATTAAGGTTAAGATTATGAGAGCAAGTAAATACATTGCTAACTCAATGTCAGACTATAATGAAGGTCTTTATCCTGAAGCAACACACGTACTTTTTGATGAGTCAGAAGAAGCTGATATTGTAGCAAGTAAAGTTGCCACAAAAACTAAGGCTATTGTTGAAGCATCTAAATTATCTGTTGATAAGAAAATTGAGCTAATTATGATTATAGATGGTAAAAACCTAAAAGGTCAAAGCTCATCTTTTGTTGAAGTGGCTCTAGACAAGATTATTACTAAAGATGCAGATTCTTTCTTAAGACATTTAAATATGGATAAAAAAGAAGTTACTAACTATGCTTTAGTTCTAGAATGTTTACAGAAAAGTATCTTAAGAAAAGAAGGTCACAAAATCATGCACATGGATTCCTTACTAGGAATAGATGAGTTAGAAGTGGCTAAGTATCTTTCTGAAGATGAAAATCAAGACTTAAAATTAGTTCTTTTATCACAAGCTAATAACTAAGAGATATGACAATCAAGGAGATGCATTATGATTTTAAAAGAAAATTCAACAAGGTTGATAGTCAAAAGAATAGAAATATTCTTGTGCCTGAGATTGACCTATACTTAAATGAAGCTGAAGAAATCTTTGTAAAATTAATTGCAGAACCTAGGAAAAAAGGTAGTTTAGGTTTTGAAACTAGTCAAAGAAGTACAGAAGACATTAGGTCTATTGTTGTAACCTCTTTAATAGTCCCAAATTCTATGACTGGAACAGGGGTTTTACCTACTACATATAGATATTATGTAGCAGGTAAGGCTACTATAAGTAAAGGAAAATGTTTGAATAATAAAGCTAAATTAGTTATTATTCAACATGATGATGAAGCTGAAGACAGTGTCTTCGATAAGTCTTCCTTTGAATGGAGAGAAGTTAATGCTGTATTTAATTCTGATGGATTGAAGGTGTTTACTGATGGTACATTTACTGTTAATAATGTTAGTATTACCTATATACGCAAGACTAGTTATATGCACAATGCTGAAGATTTCAGAGTCGGTGGATATGAGTTGTCTCCTGGAGTAGCCTTAATTGGCTCTGTAAATTGTGAACTTCCAGACCATACTCACAGGGAAATTGTTGATATTGCTGTAATGCTTGCATCTTCGGAAATTCAAACTTCTGATTATCAGGTAAAACTGAACAAATTGAATTTTAATCAAATTATCTAATTAAAAACGTATTATTATGAGTAATAGAAACAATGACGTGTTCCAAGTTCTTGTAACTAAAGGAAACCAAGCTGTTCTAGGTGCTGGCGCAGACATCTCTTCTTTGGCCGTAGGTCAAATAGGGGCTTTTGATGTAAACACTGGTTTATCTATTGGGCCTGCTACTTCTCCTATGTCTAGAGACTTCTACTTTGCAGTAGGAATTGACACTATGGGAACAGGTGCTTTAGGAGACATTAGAACTTCAGCAGGACAAAATATTCAAAAAGCAGGTATTACTGCTTACACTTTTAGAGCTCATTCTGCGGGAAGACCTAAGATTGTAAAAGTAGGTGCTTATGGAATTGTAGGAGATACAGATTACGGAATTAAAGTAGAGTTCAGAAACTCTAAGATTTCTAATATCCAAGGTCAAAATACTTTTACTAAATCTTTCGTAGTGAGAACTCCTGAAGGAGCAGTTGATGCTAATGTACTAACTAAGCTTTTAGTAGCTGAAGTATCTTTAGATGAAACAGGTATGCTTTCAGCTAAGTTTGTAGCAAGACAACCATTAACTATTATTACTCATGGAACTTCAGCAGATTATGCTACAGGAGCTACTATGACTTTAGCTGATGTAGATAGATTAATTGTATTTAACTTGACTGCTGCAGCTTCAGCTAAAGTCTACTCAGACTTTACTTTACAAAGTGCACCAGTTAAAGTAGGAGCTAATTTCCAAATCAACTTAGGCTTCCATAAATTTGTAGAGACTAATATTACAGTATCTGCAGTTGAAGGATTTAATTCTGCAGTAGTGATTTCTACTACACAAGAATTAGCTTATGAAGAAGGTTCTGGAACAAATGTTAAGCAGAAAGAATATCATTCTTCTTCTTACAATGGGAGTGGACCATATGTGTTATCTGAAACTACAGGTACTGCAAAAGGAGATATTCTTTATTTAGCAATTGATGCCATTAAGTATGACCAATTTGCTTTAGAGTATTTCGTTAAGTCTGCTAGTGGATGGTTAGAATATGAGAATACTTTAAGTACTTTCTTTGCTATCCCTTCAACAGAAACTGTAACTAGAGGTAGTGTAGCTACTTTGTTAGATGCTATAGTTGCTGGTGGTGCTTTTGAGCCTTTGGCTGATGATGCTGCTGCTGCTAATGTAGGTCCTACAGTAGTAGAAGCTAACCCAACTTCTGCTGCAGTTGATGGTATTGCATAATACTTAAATAATTATATATTAAAAAACATCTTTATTTTATATAAAGGTGTTTTTTTATTTTGTACATTTGGCTGAAATAAATGCTTTGCTATGCTTATATCTACAGTAGATTACATTTTCTTAAAGTATAAAGATGTGTATACCTTAAAAAACATTGGAAGTATATCTATTAATTACTCTATTTCTAGAGTAGTGAACAGTGTGCCTAGTGTAATAACTTCAGGTGTTATTTTACCAAGTGCTACCTCAACTTTATCTTTAGGTAACTTTGATGGTACTTATCAATTAGATATAACTGCTGTTAATAATACTGCGGAACCTATTAAAATTAAATACTTTCCTACTTTACTACAAACTATTATTAGCAAAATAAAAGAAATCACTTGTAAAGAATGTGGAAGTTGTGATAAATGTGAAGACCCTAAACTTCAATTATCTTTATTAATAGCTGTCTTAAATTATGCATACTTACAAAGTCCTATTTATAATGAATATTTTGAAAGTCTAAACCTTAATTTAAATGATGTAATCATTAATAAAACAACTAAATACCTTAGTGAAAACTTAGTGTACGGACAAGGTAATGTATCTCCTTTAGTTATACAAACTGTAGGTGCTCACTATTTATCTTTTTATTACACAGATTTAGTAGCAGCAAAAGACCCAGAAGAGGTGTCTTATGTTAAAGCTAAATATAATGCTGCTGATGTTATAACTTGTCTTAACAGTATAGGTATAATTGTACCTAACACTGAAACAGTTACTACTACAGGTATTGATATTTACTACTGGCAGCTACTTACTTCAACTGAAACTATTAATAATGTTTTAGCACCTCTTACAGATATTTACTTAGCTTCTAAAGATAAAGATACTTTAAAGAATTTTAGCATAGGAAAAACTATCAATTACTCTAATATAGCTAAAGCTGCTTTTGTTATTAAAGGAGCTTTAAGTGATAGTTTTGCTTTGTACGACTCGCTCAACAACAATGTGACTGCACAGTTTGATAAAATTTACAACCCTACAACTAAAACAATTTTATTTGTTTCTAAAGCCAATTACAGTTTTAGTAATATATTTTTTAAAATCAAAAACCTTAACATATAATGGGGAACACTAGTGATATACCTGGAGGATTAAGAATAGCGCATCAAGTTGAATTAGATGCTAAGAAACATGCTTTAAGTCAAGCTGTGTTATCAGATTTAGGAGTAGAAAATAATTTAGCTTATACTTATTTTGAAGGCTTAAAAGTATACTGTCAACAGGAAAAAACTAGATGGGAATGGAGAGAAGCTAAAGAAGAAGAAGTTGGCTTACTTACTACTAACTTTGTATACCCTGATGGATGGGTAGGAAATGGTAAAGACTACTCTTTACTTTCTTTTAACTTTTTTCAAGCTTATGAATTAGGAGAAAAAGGTAATGCAGTAACTGCTACAAAAGCTTTTTCAATTCTTACTGATACATCAAATGTTGATAATGACCTTCCGGTACCTTTCTTTGGTAATACAGGTCTATATGACTTTATATTTAAAGATACCTTTTTTACTTATAATCCATTTAAAAAACTAGTTAAATTTATAAATGCTACTTTCACTGGGTCAGTACTTGTACCTAATGCTACACTAGCAGGACAAGCGGTAAATAAAAGTCAACTAGACTTGAAAGTTAACATTTCAGATCAGTCACAGTTTCTTAGGTACGAAGTCACATTTAATGGAGGTTCACAAGTTTTTACTTTACCTAATACCTATTTTACAATAGTTGGTATCCAGGTTCAAGGTATTGGCTTGTCCTTTGCAAATTTTGAATACACACTTACTTCAACAACTCAAGTTACAGTCAATTATGCTTTAGTTGCAGGAGATTACATTACATTTATTTACGGGACAAATGCAAGTGCTAATAATGCACCTTATTATACTCAGGCTCAGATTGAAGAAAAAGTCACAAAACAATACAAAAGAACAATATCAGAAATACGACTTTTATCAGGGGACTTAACAAATATTAATCTTTACACCACAGACAAAGGACAAGAGGGTAACTGGTATTATGATGCAACAGATACGACAAGCCCAGATAATATGGGTACTGTTTTAGTTACTGCTGACGGTAAGAGAATTAAAAGAATATTTACAGAATTAGATTGTCAATATTTTGGTGCTAAATATGATGGAATAAATGACGATGCAATAGCTATTCAAAAAACAATTGATTACGCATTTACAAGGGAAATTGGCGAAATAAAAATAGTTGCCCAAATAACTGTGTTTTCAGCTATAACCGTTAAACAGGGTATAACCCTTAATTTTGGGGGTCACGATATACCAAGATTTAATAATACTACTTCTTTGTGGGAAAATTTAAAAGGAAGTATAATTTTTGTGAAATTTGGGCAAGGTGATGGGGAAAACACAACTGCAAATTCTGTTTTTAAATTTGAACAAGGGGCGGGAATAAAAGGGGTATCTTTCAATTATCCAGAACAAACAATGCAATCTTTAACTCCTGTAAGTTATCCAGCATCTATTGTTATTTTGCAAAACTCATTAGAAAATAAAATTGACGATGTAAACTTTGGCAATTCTTATATTGCGGTTGATGCAAGGAGAGATCACGGACAACTTAAGGTTTCTAAAATTAATGGTTATCCTTTGTACAGAGGTATAAGAATTGGTGGAATGATAGATAATGATTTAGTTTCTGATGTTCATTTTAATCCAGCCTACACTTATACAGGTACGGTTAATAAAGATAATAGCCTTGTAAATTGGGTATGGGATAACGGTATTGTGTTAGAACTTGGTCGCAACTCTTGGAGTAATTACGAAAATATTTTTGGATATAATTATAAAAGAATTGTTTATGGTTACAAGCAGATAGCCAATTTTTTAACGGGGAACACTAAAACAGGAGGGACTGAAACCGCTAATTTCAAAAATATTGGTGGAGACTCGGTTAAGGGAGTTATGGAATTCGAGGGGAAAGTTGGTGAGAATGGCATTACATTCAGTGGTAATTCTCATTGGGGGATAAAAATTTACAATTTAAATGGAGTTGTTAGAAGCCCTTATGATGTATCTTTTACTGGTGAAAATTTATTTAAGTGGAATATAAACACAGACGCTTCACGGTCAGACTTCAAGCTATTTGGGGGGCGTGTACACGACACCGACGAGGATGTTTTTGATATTGACGGTGGCGAGGGTTGCTTGATAACAGGCTTTGAATTTTACGATTTTGCGAAGAAAGTCACAAGCGGTAAAGGCGTGAGGCTCAACAGTACTAAAAGAATGAAAATTGTTTCAAACGAAGTGGACGGGCAAAATTTAGCGTCTACTAATAGATTTATTTTCTTAGGAGCTGCCAATATAGGTACTGTAGTCACCAACAATACAGCCGTTGATTTTACTAACCCTATTGTGGAAATACAAAATAATTCAAACTCTTTTTACTCAATTCAAGATAATTTCTTTAACCCTACTTCTACGAATAACTCTGTTTTAGACAGTCAGAAAGATGTTGCCTCTGTCATTAAAAATAATGCAGACACAAGAAGTGCTACTATGGGTGCTTTGTCAAACTCGAACGTAATCAGTACAGATGTGGGGGGTGGAGTTTTTAGAAATATATTATACTTGCCGTATCAAGGTGATGTATTTAATTACACAGGTACTTTAGACATTCAAGGTATTGATGGAGGCAGGCAAAATAAAATAACTACAATAAGATTTAGCAGTAATGCTGTTACAGTAAAAGATGCTGATGCTGCCGTACCTTTATCCCAAAGGCTAGAACTTTTAGGAGATTTTCAAAACAAAGCAGAGGCATCACTTACATTAATGACTAATGGGACATTATGGTGGGAAGTGTCAAGGAGTTTTAACACTAGCGATATTAGAAATTTTTCTAAAACAGTTGCAGTCAACACAATAATAAACAAAACAGCTAACAGATGGGTTTATAATGGAGGTGCTAATGGGGTATTTACACTGCCTGACAGGGCATTAATTAATGATGGTATTTATTACTTTAAAAATGAAAGTCAATCCTCTTTAACTATAAATAGGGCTGTAACAGATGTTATATTTACAAATGTAGATTCTGTCTCTTTAGTTTTACAAAAGGGTCAAGCTATTTCTCTATTTGATAATGGCACTAAATGGGAGGTTATAGGAGGTTACAGTCCTAATAATGGTTACACAGTAGCTACCTTACCTAGTGGAATTTTGGGAGACATTGCTTTTGTTACAGATGCAACTGCTCCAACTTATATAGGAGCTTTAACAGGAGGAGGAACGGTTAAATGTCCTGTATTTTTTAATGGCACATCTTGGGTAAGTCATTAATAATTAAATTAAATAAGTAACAAAGGTACAATTTATGAACTTTGTCATTTTTAATAGAAAATTTATACACTAATATAAAATACATACATACACATGGGTATTAAAATAAGAAAAGAAAGAATTGAAGACTATACTTCAAATCTGACAGCACTTGCTTTAGCAGACAGACTTTTAAGAGGTGGATACACTGGCTCAGCTAGAGATTTAGAAAATCTAATTATTGCTACTGTAACAGGTGCAAGTGGTATCTCAATAGTACCCACTTCGCCAGCCCCAACGGGTACGGGTATTGCATCATTCACAGCAACCCAAGCAGGAACATACACTAATTACGGGGGTGTAATAGTAGAATCTAACAGTTTTGCTATTATTTCAAGAAGTGCTGCGGGTGCATTTTCTATAAGTCAAACAGCTTTCGATTTGACTACTTATGTAAAAAGCAGCGAATTAGCTAGTGTAATTCCTTCTTTTGCAAGCTCTATAAATAACATCACATACAATAGTACATTAAGAAAAGTAACTGTAAAAAAAGCAGGATTTTCTATTTTATCTAAAGGAATTCGGTATAATATAGTTGGAAATTTAGATTATAATTTAACTCTTCCTCTTTTGGGAACTAGGATGTATTTAATTATTAATTCCTCTATGCTTTCAGGTAATAGTGATATATTATGGGACAATGCAGGTGGAACAAGTACAGGTTTATTCCAATTCTTGGATAATGTAGTACCTACGCAATCGCAAATTTTATGTTTAGTTAGTTATGATGGCACGATACAAACAACGGGATTGTTTTATCAAGCTATAAGCGATAGTTTAAGTAAATTAACGGATTTACTTAAACTATCACCCGTTAATATGGTTCTTCCTGTAGAGTCTGATATTAACTTATCTAATAAAACTAAATACGTAATAGGTAGCATTAGTGGAGTTGTTGAAGATACAAATAATACAAGGATAAAAACAGCAGAGGCGTTTCAAATTATTGATAATCCAACAATAACTATTGCTATTAATAGCGGCTACGAAGTTGCTATACGCTCAGGGGTAATAAGTACTTCATTAGGTGGGGATTCTGCTTGGTTGCTTAATTCTGCAACATACACAGTACCTACAGGAGATAAATTTGTAAAGTTTATTATTAAAAAAACAGATGGGTCAGTATTAACAGACACAAATGATCATGGTTTAAGTATTAAATTTTCATCTTCTATAGTAAAAAACATACCTATTATTGAAAAATTATTACCTGTTGTGCCAACGGTAACTTATGATTTAAAAAATGCGATATGGGTACAGGGCAGTTTCCCCTCTCTTCTTAATGCTAACAGGGTTTCGACTGGAGTAAATCTATATGTAAGTGCTCCTTTTTCTTTACAAATGAGTATTGACCCATTGTATAAAATAGCTGTGTGGTATAGTTTGAATGGGGTAGATTACGATGCAATTTATAATACGGGGTGGAAATATAATGGGAACATTGTTTCTATTCCTGATGGATATAGTTATTTACGAATAATTGTGTCGAGAACAAACGAAGCTTCGATTTTACCTTCGGATATCCCTTCTATAAGTGTACTAGGTTTGAAAACAACTTCTACTGCTAGAATAAGTACATTATCGAACATAAGAGATGCTATATTGCCGTTTCAGAAAATAGAAAAATTAATACCTAAAGAAACTCAATTTTTAGACTTTAGCAAAACAGTTTGGACTTTAGGGTCGCCATTTAGTCCATACGCAAATACACGGATTAATACATTAGTACCTATGATATTGATTTCCCCTTTTAATATAAAAGTAAGTATAAATCCTTTATATAAAATTGGTTGTTCATATTCTGCTGATGGCGTAAATTACTCTACTTCTTTAGATAGTGGCTATGTGTATAATGGTGGTTCTTTTAAGGTTCCGCTTGGGTACGATTATGCGAGGTTTACAATTGCTTTGGTTACTGATGCGGGCGTGAGTGTTAGTAGTTTTATAGATGCAAACGTAAGTTTGACATACTCGTCAGACAAGACTTTTTTGGATTCAACTACTGTGACTAAAATCATTGGCGCGCGCATTGTTAATGATAACCACAACTTTAACACTTACATGGTTTTAAGTCATAGAGGGTTTAATAATGTAGCTCCTGAGAATACATTAGAAGCCTATGCTTTATCTGTTGAAAAAGGATATAAATATTTTGAAACTGACATTTCATGGACTTCTGATGGAGTGCCTGTATTACTGCATGACAATACAATAGATAGAACATCTAACGGAACGGGTAACATATCTTCAATGACGTTTGCGACGGCAAGAACATATGATTTCGGCTCTTGGAAATCTCCAGAATATACTGGAGTGAAAATACCATCTTTTGAAGAGTTTGTACATATGTGCCTATGTGAAAACGCAATTCCCTGTTTTGAAACAAAATCGAATTTATCAGACACTCAGTTAAGCACTCTTTTATCGATACTAAGTAAATACGGTATGTTGGACAAATGTATGTGGTTATCTTCTTATTCGTCTAATTTGGTGAAAATAGTAAACCTCAAGCCAAATGCAACTGTTGTATATGTGCCTTATACTGCAATAACTCAGGCCATGATATCAATAGTTTCTACATTTCAAAATGGGGTTAATAAAGCCTATGTAACAGTTCAGAAAGTACACTTGAATCAAAATACATTGGCTGACATTATTCTTGCTAAAAATAGTAATATAGGCATTATAGCTTGGGATGTTTTTTCAAATGAAGAATGTTTCGAGCTTGCAAAATTGGGAGTTGTCGGGTTTACTGTTGATGCAGTATTGCCGAAAGATATATTAAAACAATCAACTTATTATTTAAGTTAAAACAATAGTTTTTTTTCCACCTCCTTATTAGGGGTTGGCAGTGTTATCAATAAAAAACAATTACAAAGGATCAGTTTATGTCACTAATTAATTTTTTAATAGAAAACTTAGCCATCATCACCGCATTATTTAGCGGTGGTGTTGGTTAACCTTAAAGCAATATGCAAAACATGTGTAATATGAAATATACTAAAGTACAATTATTAAGTGCACTTATAGGAGTAGGTGCATTTGCAGACACAGTTTTTACATTACTTACTGATAATGCTTCTTTACTAATAGACATTGGATTTACAGTTAAAGTAGTATCTTTGATAAAATTAACAGGATTAATCGTTGGAATATTTTCAACTTCATTAATTAAAAATGCTAATCCTCCAAACAAAAAATAATTATGCTCCTAACTGCAATAATAGATTACGAAGACCTTGGACTAAAATCATTACTAATAGCTGCTGTTATAGGTATGGCAGTTGTTGTTAAACAAGTTGTAGTGTCGAAAGATTTAGCTTTAAAAGAAAAAGATGATAGAATAAGGGAAGTTATTTTAAATCACCAGAATGACTTAAAAGAGGCTAACAATGATATGAAAGTGTTTGTAGAAAAATATCATCAATTTACTCAAAACCTAAAAGATTTATTAGATGTTAGAAAGTAAAAATTACGAAGAAAAAATAAAAAACTTACGTAAAGAAAGGTATGAAGTACGTATGCAGTTTGAAGTCATAACAGATAACATATCTAGTATTATGGATAATTTAAACTGTAGAGAAGGTAATTGCAGCATGGTGACGGTAGAAGATTTTAAAGCTGTGAAAATAGGTGAAGTAATTATCTTGACTTCTAAAGTTTCATTTGTTAAAGTTTTAGAAGATGAAAAAGAAATGCATTTTAAAACCTATTTAAAAGCTGGTGGCAAATATGGTATCCATTCACATGATTGTGATGAACATACAACTGTTGTAAAAGGACATTTAATTGAATTACTCAACAAAAGACGTATTTACAATGTTGGGGAAACTGTTGTATACCCATCTAAATCTTTGCATGAACCAGCTTGTGAAATAGATAGTGAATACTATGTAGTGTTTAGAAAGTAAAAGTAAAATTGACTTATTGTAAAACTTTTTATATATTTGTGTCATGGAAAAAATCAGACACATAATTAGAGAGAGTTTTAAAGACCTAGAGTTTAATGAAGAAAAGCACATTTATTCTGTAGGCGGTAAAGCATTTAATGGTTCAGTATCCAAATTAATTGAAACCTTTTATGAAAAATTTGATGCACCTAAAATAGCTCAAAGAACAGCTAAGTACAGAGGTATCACTAAAGAAGAAGTTTTAGCAGAGTGGGCAGCCACCAATAAAGAAGCCATAGACAGAGGAAACAGAGTTCACATATTTGGTGAACTTTACCCATTTAACAGAGGTATGAAACCTTCTTGTCCTCAAGAAGAAGCAGTAGTAAAGTTTTGGGAAGAGCTTCCAGAATGGATAGTACCAGTTGGAGTAGAAATTAAGATGTATCATAAAGTATTTAGATTTCCAGGTACAGCAGATATTTTATTATTCAATACTAAAAATCAAGAATACATTATAGCTGATTACAAAACTAACAAAGACTTGTTTAAGAATTTCAAGGAAAAGAAAATGCTTGGAATGTTTAGTAACTTTTTAGACAATCCTTTTAACCATTATCAAATTCAGCTTTCTTTCTATCAAATCCTACTTCAACAATTAGGAATAAATGTTTATCAAAGAACTGTTATTTGGCTACAACTAGATGGTACTTATAAACTGTACCACACACAAGACTTAACTGAAGACTTAAACAAATACTTATTACTTAGACATGAAAATAACAGAGTTAATACAGAGAGTACAGTCAGCTTATAGTAAAGGTGTACAAAG